ATTGCAGTATTCTCATATGGTCTCCGTAAAAACTTATGAATAATGCAATGTAGTGCTATTATAGCCCACCCAAAGTTCTGTTGAACCCACCCTTATATATAGGTGAAGTTGTTTTGGTGGTTGCTGTAATCGTAATAACAAAGACTTCCCTGTTAAGGGAAGCCTTGTTAGCCTTGTTAGAACGAAGCGTTTGCAAGTGTTGCAATAGCACTCTCGCTTAAGCCTGCTGAAGTTGCTTGTGTTTGGATTGCTTGTTGAATCTCAATGTCAAGTAATCTGCTATCAGCGTGTGCTTGCGTAATCTCGTTCTTGGTCTTGAAAGCACTCAATGCTGTTAAACGCTCTGACTTGATTTCAACACCCTCTTTGTCCACAACAGGTGTACCGTCTGCATTCAAAGCACCAATTAGTTTAGTTTCTGCAATGCAGAAGAATGGAAATTGAACGTCTGCTGTTTGTTCCCAACCTAACGCATTCATTTGGCGTTTGTGTAAGTGAACGCGAACACCTAACGCAGTGTAGCCACTAAAATTTCCATTTCCTGTAAAAGCACCGTTGTTAATTACATAGTTTTTCATTTTGTTTCTGTTTTTAATTAATATTAATGATTTATGTACTCGATATGTGAAAAAGGTTTTGGGACGGATTATCCTCAAAGTGAATAGGTTTTGGTAGAAAGAATCAATAGCGTTTGTTACAACGCTATCAATTCCTCAATGTTCTTGTTAGGCATTACATCATTAAGATTGATTGTAATCAGTTCTCCTTGGTCTATTGCAATGTTGTGAAACTCACAATAGAGATTGTAGGTTTGCCACGTTGCAGGTGCTGCAATGTAATGATTGTTAAAGTAGAGTATCACTTCGTGTGTATCTCTAATGTACCTAATGTTAGTTAGTTCCATAATGATTATGTTTTAATTAGTATGTTCAAAAGGTTTTGGTAATAATAATAATAAATAGCAGTCCAACTTATCACAGACATTTAATGTTAGGTTCGCACGAAACTTCAGCCTAACAACTATTTATTAATAAAAAATTAAGGCTTGCACTCCTTAATGACATACTGTTTACTCTCGTCTTTACGGTGAGTAACTCAATAGTGAATGATTTTAGGCTCACAACACCTAATTGTTGGGGGGATACTCCAACTCTCAAAATGTTATGGGGGGTTTTGGTTAGAATAGGTCTACAAAGGCACACACACAATAGGTTTCCAAGTTTTGAAAAAAAATTTTGGAAAAAAGTTTGGAGCATATTGAAAATATGTTATACCTTTGGCTGGGTGGGTGGGTATGTCTATATAGATAGATTCTATTCCATAATATAGCATAGGAATAAAATATTTCTTCTTAATGTATTGATTATAAGTTTTTATTATATATCTTTGTCCTTAGAATGTCAAAACTAAATTATGACTCCAATTAAGATTATAGTACAAAGACTGAAGAAAGACATATCTAGTGATATGGAATTAGCACAGAAATACTACAGTGTTTTATCTGCTATAAACAATCTTGGTCTTACAGAAAGAGAAATTCAATTGATATCCTTTACAGCTATTAAGGGAAACATTACATATGCTAATGTGAGAGAAGAGTTTTGTAAGACTTATAATAGTACATCTCCTTCTATCAATAACATCATATCCAAACTTAAGAAGGTGGGTATATTTATTAAGGAGAATGGAAAGGTGAAGGTCAATCCTATTATAGTGGTTGATTTCAGAAATGATTTAACGTTAGAAATAAAACTTGTACATGGAGAAGCCAATATCAATGTCAGTGAAAGAGTGGATAATCAAGAGGATGTCCATCAGCATGGTGAAGTCGGAGAAGATAATTGATGCTGTTGTAACACATCAGTTTGATTCAGCCAATGATGCTTTGAATGAGAATGATAGTGTGGAGATTTCTGGATTTGGTAAGTTTTTGTTTAATGCAAAGAAGGCACAATTACATTATAATAAACTTTTACAAATAAGACAAGCATACGAGAACATTCTAGCAGATCCAAATACGACAGATAAGAAAAGAAGATCAACAGAACTTAGAATGAATACAGTGCTTACAGATATTAAAATTTTAAAACCAAAAATACATGAGCCTGGGACAGATATATGAGGGATGGAAGAATCACCTTCTTCCTGAGGAGAGAAATAAAGCTTTCATAGAACATGTTAGTGCAGAAAGACTAGCTGTATGTGAAGCTTGCGAAGAACACTCTTCTAATAAGAAAGATTATAAGTCATTCAGACGCGATGCACATTGCACAAATTGTGGATGTACATTGTCTGCTAAGACAAAATGTTTAACCTGTGAATGTCCATTAAAGAAATGGCTTCCACAATCAATTACAGAAGACAATGATACACCCTCTACGTAAAATTCCTTTGGAAATGCTTATTAATATCCTTCAAGATCTCTACGATGGTGGAGCTGATTATGTTGATATATCAGGAAACATTGATGAAGATGGAATGCCAAGAGATACTATTAAACTTACAGTGAAACCTGAATATCTATCTGATTTTGATGAAGATAATACATTAAATCTAGAACATGAATTGGACTTAGAATGGTCAGAAGAAGACGATCTTCCTTCAAGTCTTTCTGATGAAGATATAAATGATTTAATATAATGGCAAAACAACCAAACTATTACCGCCAGATTATAAGAACACTTCAGCGTTTAGAGAAGAGTCATCCTACGTATAATATAGGAAGACATCTATCTACAGCATTGTATGAGTATAATGACTTGTGGGGAGTGAGCGATAAAGAACTCCTATATGCTTTAGAGAAATATGAAATAGAGCTCAATATAGATTATCCACATATAGATGAAGAGGAACTTAAGGAGATTATAAAAGGTGGCATGAATTTGGAGAGAATGTTTGATGAAGAGGATGACTAAAAAATAAAACAATGGCATTAAATAAAACTACATACGTTAACACAGAGCTTGATTGGGCAGAACAACAACTTTCTTCTTGGAAGGAATACGTTGATGCTAATCCACTACATCTATTAAAGGATAGAATAGAATGGAAGCCTACAGCTAAAGGAGGAATGTTACCTATGGTGATAGCCTCTATTGAAGCTCAAGGTAAGTTTGTCCAAGAGACAATGAAGAACTACCTAGCTCTTTTAGAACAAGTAGATAAACTACGTGAGAAAGAAGAGGCTAAGAAGATAGAGACTAGAGGTGGCCAAGAACTTGGTTCTATGGCAGAAGACTTCTTAAAAGGTAGAGGATAATGCAACTACATAATATAGAATATAAGGATTGGTTCATCAATCAGGGAAGAATTCCAGATGAGAGTTCATCAGAATACAAGGCATTCTTCAATTTTCATAAGGAACTTTGTATGAATGGGTGTATGATGGATGGACAATATATAAATCCATTTCTATATTGGCATTTAAACATATGGCATACAGAGGTAGACACCATAGATGAATATGGTAGGATAAATCAGAAGTATGCAAACCCTCTTCTTAGAGATAATGAATGGTTGGTAACAAACGAAATAGATAGAGCTCATAAGGAGAAGAAAGGCCTAGTTATACTAGGAATACGTCGTTTTGCTAAGTCTGTTATTGAGGCATCATACATTGGTCAAGGAGCTACGTTTGATGAAAACTCACAGAACATTATTGCAGGACTGAATGCTCCCGATATAAAGCTTATTACAGATAAGATTGACAAAGGACTTAACTTCCTACCTAAAGCCTGGAGATGGCAGAGAGTAGAAGACAATTGGAAAAACCAAGTTACATTAGGGATCAAGACAAAAGCAGGAGAGAGAATCCCCTTTTCTCAGATCCTTATTCGTAACTTAGATGGTGGTAACAATGAAGAGGCTATTGCAGGTACGAAGCCTAGAAGGCTTATTATTGATGAGATAGGAAAAGGCTCATTTCTTAGAGGATTACAAGCTGCTGTACCAGGTTTTACAACACCATTTGGTTGGGGATGTTCGCCTATTCTTACAGGAACAGGTGGAGATATGAAGATGTTCATGGATGCAAAGAGCTTAATGTTCGATGTTGAAAATTTCAACTTCTTAGAATACAACAATGCAAAGGATGATAAGAGAGTGCATGGATTGTTCATTTCACATAAATATAGAATGGAGGCCAAGGAAGAAAGTTCTCTTGGTGCATTCTTAGATAAACCAGCAAGTTCTTCTTTACATGAAGTGAAGATGATGGTATCTAATGAAGAGAAAGCTACAGAGATTACTAATAACAATCTAGAGAAGCTTAAAAAAGCTGGCGATAGAATGGCCTATCTTAAAGAGAAGATGTACTACCCACAAGAAGTGGATGACATATTCTTGAATGAAGATACAAACATATTTGATATTGATGCAGCTAAGCGTCAGAAGACTAGACTGTTAGCTCAAGAAAGAACAGGAACACCTGTATTCTTATATGATGATGGAAATGGTGTAAAGCATGAGTTTACAGATAAACTTCCTATATCTAACTTCCCATTAAAGAATACAGATCAAAAGGATGCTCCTGTAGTGATATATGAGTTTCCAATTGAAGCTCCTCCATATGGATTATATGTTGCAGGGATTGACCCTTATAGACAAGGAAAATCTGCATACAGTTCATCATTAGGATCTGTTTATATATACAAACGTATGCACGCTATTTCTGGAGAGAAGTATCAAGATATGTTTGTAGCTAGTTATTGTGCTAGACCAGATAAGAAAGAAACATGGGAAGAACAAGCTCGTTATCTTATTAAGTATTACAATGCTAGGGCCCTATGTGAGAATGATGAAATCTCGTTCATTGACTATATGATAGCTAAAGGAGATGCTCATTACTTAGAGAGACAACCAGATTGGTTAAAAGAAATAGTTCCTAACACCACTGTAAGACGTGATTATGGAATACATAGATCTTCTGAGAAAATACGAGACTTCCTTCATGGATGTCTTAAGAAGTATACAGAAGAAGCTGTGCATGTGGAGAAAGATGATGATGGAAACATCATATCAGAAATAAAAGGAATGTCAAAGGTATTTGATCCTGTCCTATTAGAGGAGATGATCCAGTATAATGAACAAGGTAACTTTGACCGTATCATTGCTGCAGAGCTTGCAATAGCTCTAGCTATGAAACTAGATCCTATTATGGGTAAAATAGGTGGAGAGGAAGATGGAAGAATGAAATCAATGTTCACTAAGAACAAAAAGAATACTCTGTTTACAGAAAGCAGAACAATGTTTAACACACCAAAGAAAAATAAATTGTTTAGATAATGGCAATAATTAGATATACAAAAGATGCTACCATCAGGTATGCATACTTAAACATCTTCCCAGATCAGTTTAAAACTGAGAAGGAAAAACAGGATGAAAGTTGGATTAAAAATACAATGGACTATTTCTCCAACAAAGCATATGCTGAGTATGTAAAGAATAGAGATACGTTCGTTAAGAATTATGATCTTATGAAAGGAATCTTACGTATGGAGGATTTCTATCAAGAACCAGAGGTTAGAAGTTTCACAGATGTGCTTACAGCAGATTTAGAACTTCCTGCTTATGTGAAAATGTATTCTATTATTACCACTCCTGTTAATGAGTTGGTAGGAGAGATTTCTAAACGACCTGATACATTTAGAGTGAAAGCTTTTGATGATGATAGTCAAGCAGAAGAACTACAATTTAAAACAGAAACCTTACAAAAATATGTTATCACTCAAGCTAAACAAAAATTACTTGAGAGAGCTGCTATAGAAGGAGTAGAGATTCCTGAAGAAGAATTAGATCAAATGACAATGGATCAAGTTAAAGATCAATTGGATAGCTATACATCTGTTGCTGAGAAGTGGGCAAACCACATTCTTACATGTCAAAAAGCTGAGTTTAATTTAAAAGAAAAATCTGAAGATGCTTTCAGAGACATGCTTATTTCTGCTAGAGAATTTTACCATATATATGAAGACAATTCGAAACTTGGTTTCAACATCGAAGTGGCTAACCCGAAGAACACTTGGTTTCTTACCACTCCTGATAGAAAATGGATATCTGATCCCACAGGTAGAGCTCAGGGAGCCTATGCTGCTGGTACAGTACAAGTTATGGAGCTTTCGGAGATCATTGAAAGCATACCAGATCTTACAAAAGAGGAAATCGATCACTTACGTTCATCGTTACAAGACTATGGATTAATTAATGTACGTGAGTCAAATCTTGGTAATCCAGATGCTATTCCTGGACAAGACTCTGTAATGTATGATACATTTGATCCTCTTGTATTACAAACAAGAATGATCATTGAATCAGAGATGAAAGAGAATAATGATGGACTTAAAGACTTTTTAGGACTTACTAATAATGTAAGTTCATTTGGTTATAAGTATGTTGTTGTGCGTAGCTATTGGATTTCTAAAAGAAAGATAGGTAAACTTATCTATGTAGATGAGATGGGTAATGAACAATCAACATTAGTTGATGAAACATATAAATCAGGAACTATTCCTACACAAATTTCACTAGAATGGGGATGGATTAATGAATGGTACCAAGGAACTAAAATTGGTCCAGACATCTACCACATCAAACCATTTAAGTTATTAAACTATTGTCCTATTATAGGAACAACATATGAGGTGAAAAATACAGAGGCTAAATCTCTAGTAGACTTAATGAAGCCTTTCCAAGTGATATACAATGTTTGTATGAACCAATTATACAAACTATTAGAAAAAGAAGTTGGTAAGGTTCAACTTATGTCATTGAGACATATTCCTATTCCTAAAGATGGAGATGCACAAGATGCTCTTGATATATGGGAAATGGAAGCACGTAATAGAGGAGTGGTATTTGTTGATGATTCTCCAGAGAACTTAAAAGCTCCTAGTTCATTCAATCAATTTACATCTCTCGATCTTACACGTACACAGGAGATACAGTCTAGATATACATTAGCTCAACAAATGAAAGCTGAGTGTTGGGAACTTGTAGGTATGTCTAAACAACGTATGGGTGATATATCTGCTTCTGAAAGTGCTACAGGTACTAACACTGCTATGCAACAATCGTATTCTCAAACAGAACCATTGTTTGTAGCACATGAATATGTAATGGGTCAATTATACCAAGCTATTATTGATGCCGCATTATATGTAGAGAGTGATAAACCACAATCTACACTTTCATATATTACAGGAGAAGGAGAATCTGCATTTGTACAAGTGAATGGTTCAGATCTTAAATTCCGTGACTTAAAAGTGTTCTTAACTAATAGACCTGAGGATCAACAAATGTTCAATGAGCTTCGTGCATTGGCACAACCTTTGATGCAGAATGGTGGATCATTATATGATGTTATTGAATTGTATAGCACTAAGTCTATGAGAGAAATGAAGAAAACATTCAAAGATCTTAGAGACCAACAGATTGCTCAACAACAACAAACTCAACAGCTTGAACAACAAAAACTTGAACAACAAGGTCAAGTGGCTCAAGCTCAAATGCAACAAGCTGTTCAATTGGCACAAGAACAACAAGCTCATGATGATTATCAAAATCAACTTGATAGATTATCTAAAGAGAAAATTGCTATTATTCAAGCTACAGGATTTGGAAAAGTGGAAAGTGAAGATGTTAATTCTAATGCTGTTCCTGATGTACTAGAAGTTAGTAGATTATCAAATGATCAATCTAAAGCTGCGCAAGATTATCAATTGAAGATGCAAGAGATACAAGGTAAGTTAAAAGAATCTAGTGACAAGAAACAAATAGAAATGGAAAAACTTAAAGTGGCTAGAGAAAATATGCAGAACGATTTAGCAGTGGCTAAAGAGAATGCTAAGGGCAGAAATAACAAAAAAGGTTAAAAAACTTATCCTCTTCGGAGGATAAAAAAATGTTAATGCTATATTATCTGAAAAATTGAGCCACATTGGTTCATAACACTTTGATATTAAATAGTGTTGTTATACTTTTACATAATAAACCAAACATAAATACAACTACATATGGCTGATAATTTAGAAACTATGGGTAACTTTAGTATCCAGGATACTATGGAAATGGGGATGGGTAACCAAGAATTGTTACAAGACTTATTTTCCCCTGAGACATCAACTTCTAATCCAGAAGACGTAACTGCAATTATAAAAGATGCAGATGCTCCTGCTGCACCAAGTGCACCAGCAGTACCAAAAGGTAAGGATATTGTTCCTCCTAAAAGCGTTGATGGTAAAACAGATGAAGAGAAATTAGATGGACAATCAATGATCTCTGATTTCTTAAGTGATTCTGATGATGATGATGATGATGATGACAATGGTGCACCTGCAGCTCCAGCAGCAGCTAAACCAGCAGAAACATCTAACGATGATGATGATTCTGATGATGATGCTTCTGAAGGAACGCAATTCACTGCACTTTCAAATGACTTATTTAAGTTAGGAGTGTTTACATCAGAAGATGGAGAAGAAGAAACACCAATTTCTACAGCAGAAGAATTCTTGGAAAGATTCAACAATGAAAAGAAAAAAGGTGCCTCTGAAATGGTTCAAAATTTCATAGGACAATTTGGAGAAGATTACCAAGAAGCTTTTGAAGCCATATTTGTAAAAGGAGTTAATCCAAAAGAATATTTTGGTACATATAACCAAGTGGTGAACTTTGCTGAAATGGATCTTTCAGATGAAACTAACCAAGTAAGAATAATGAAACAAGCATTGTCTGATCAAGGATTTGATCAAGAAGATGTGGAAACAGAAGTTGAAAGACTTAAAAATTACGGTGATTTAGAAAGCGTAGCTACTAAACATCACAAAGTGCTGGTTAAAAAAGAAGCAGCTAAGTTACAACAAATGGAAGCTAACGCTGAACAAGAGTTAAGACAAAAGCAAGCTATTAAGAATCAGTACATTACAAATGTTCAATCCATCTTACAAGATAAGATAAAGAACAAAGAGTTTGATGGTATTCCTATCAATCCAAAATTAGCAGGCGAACTACAAGACTTCTTATTAGTTGATAAGTGGAAAACTCCTACAGGAGAAACTCTTACAGACTTTGACCGTGCTATTCTGGATATGAAGAAACCAGAAAACCATGAGATGAAAGTTAAGTTAGGACTTCTTATGAAAATGTTAGAGAAAGATCCTACATTATCAACTATACAAAGAACAGGTGTGACTAAAAAGTCTAACCAATTGTTCGGAGAAGTTGCAAGACAAGTTACTAAATCTAAAACAGGTACAAGTACTGGTGGTTCAAAAGCTAACCCTAGCTCATGGTTTTTATAACAAAAAATAATTAATAATTAACAAAAACGAATAACAATGGCAATTCAAACAATCCCTGGGTTAACAGGTTTTACTTACGCTCGTGTTGCATCTATGGATAAGCGTGCAGTAGGAAAACTTACAGACTCTAACCACTTGGAGTCTTTTCACTCCACTGAGCCAGCTGATTATGATAAAAAGATCATCTCTTTATATACTCAGAGCTCATTGTACAGTAATGACTTCTTAGACATGATCAACAAAAGCACACCTTATTACATTGATAATAATAGTGATGCTTGGAAATGGCAAGTAGCTGTTCCTTACAAATTCCCAAAAATTATTGACATTCCTGCTTCTACTCAAACTTTAATTGATGCAGGTAAAACAGGTATTGATGGTCAAGAGTTCCAATTAGTATTAGATACTAACGAGTTCTCTAAAAATGCTATCATCTCTGTAGGTACACGTCAGTATGGTCCACGTTTCTACGTGATCAAAGATCCAGTGCCTTGGAATATGGGATTCTTGTATTCATTTACATTAGTAACTGACAACCCAGTTGTAGACTTTGTAAACCCTGTATTTTTACAATATGGTGTTGAGCTAGAATTAGTTGATGCTGCTATTGGTGAATTTGATCAAGACTTATTAGGTCTTCCAAGATTAGGTGAGCAAATCACTATGTTCGAATCTTTAGGTTCTGCATATGGATATGAGCACAAAATTACTGAATGGGCTGATGACAAAATGATGAGAGATGCTTCTGGTAAACCATTAGACATTTTAGTTTATGCTCCTCAAAGACGTAACCAATTACCTTTAACTCGTAATGATGTTAAATGGGAACCGTTCATCGAATTCTGGATGCGTAAATCTATGTTAGAATTAAAAGTTAAACGTATGATCTGGGCTAAACCAGGTACAGTTAAAACTAACGGTTCTAAACAAGAATTGAAAAGAACATCTGCTGGTGTATACCACAGAATGCGTAACAATGGAAACTTAGTACAATACAACAGAGGTGAGTTCTCTGCTAACTTAATCCGTTCTGTATTTGGAGATTTATTCTACAGACGTGTGGACGTTAAAGATAGAAGTGTTAAAATGTATACTAATGAAGCTGGATTCGATGTATTCCAACAAGCTCTTAAAAATGATGCATTAAACTCTGGATTAACTTTCATGGCTGATTCTGGAAACAGATATATGCAAGGTGAAGGACAACACATCACTTACAACTTTGCATTTGATGCAATGGTAACTCGTGAGACTGGACGTGTTGAATTAATCCACTTAAAAGAATTAGATTTACCACAATCTAACTTAGAGTTTGGACAAAACAAAAAATCTACTCCAGTATTTATGGTGTTTGATGTTTCTCCAATGTCTGATGGTTCAATGGTAAACAACATCCGTGAAGTACGTATGAAGGGTGCACCTTCTATGACTTGGGGTTATATTGATGGTACTCGTCACCACTTAGGTTTTGCTAAATCTCAAGGTATGAGTTCTGCTAATAAATTCCCAGGATACGAAATCTGGATGAAAGATAGATGTGATGTATTTATCGAAGATCTTTCTAGAACTGTGTTGATTGAGGAAATGCCACAATTCTAATAATAAAATTCCGAGAAGAATCCCCTCAACTCCTCTCCCTCCTACGAGGGGATGATTCTCAAACCAGAGTGATGGATTGGTGTAAACTGGTCGCTGCTTCCTTCGATGGGACCACTCTACTAAATTAAACCAAACATTATTAAATAACTACATTATGGGTAAAACAGGCAAAATTTCTACTATTAAGAGAGACTATTCAAATAGTGCTCAACTTCAAACAATGGATAGTGGATTATCACAGAAAGGAATGACAAGAATCCCTGGTACAGGTGTGTTCAAATATCCTTATAAAGAATTAGATGGTAAGTACAGAACAGGACTTGATCCAGATGCTACATACATCAAAAGAATCGCAGATCCTACAGAAAAAGAACTTGAGATTGAAAGAGTTAACGCTCTTAGAAAAAAGCTTGAAGAACAAATAGGTGATATTGATCTTGGTCCTCGTTCTAAATTCTGGAACTATGGATTATCATTATCTCCAGATGATCAAACTCACGTACAAGCAGTTAAACTGTTAGATGGTGATAACTATTTTGATTTAGGAAATGCTTTTCAAGAAATAGCCTTTTCATGGTTAAGAGTACATCCAACCATTGCATCTTCTTACCAAGCATGGGAAAGAGGAGAGTATCCAGCAGATACACAGTTTTATGTGGTAGATGATGAGATAGAGAATGCAGTGATCTTCAAGAAAAAACAATTGATCAACAAAGCAATTGTTAAGTTTGATTCAATGACTCCTGAGAAGAAACGTAAAGTTGCAAGACTTTTAGGTCTTCCAGTATCAGAAGATTCAAAAGAAGAAGTGGTATACAACTTAGTAGATAACACATTGAAACAAACAGAATTTAAGAATGGTAAATATTCAGGATTAAATCCAGTTGAAGTGTTCAATAGATTTGCTGACATGAAAGAAAGTTTACTCCATATTAAAGATTTAGTAAAACAAGCTGTAGCACATTCAGTATATAGAATCAAACCTAACGGTAAGGTTTATGAAGGTGAATATGAAATAGCTAAAGATGAGGAAGATTTAATTAAATTCCTTGCTGATGATGATAACCAAGATGAGTTATTAACATTAGAAGGTAAATTAAAAACTAAAAAACTAGCTTCTATTTAAGGAGCTAGTTTTAAAAATATAAAAGAATATGATACCAGTAGATAGTTTATTATATAAGATCGATCAGAAACTAAATAAACTATCAACTAATGAGCACCAACAGATTCAATTAGAAGACAAAATCTTAGCTTTGAATGAGGCTCAGATTAAGTTGATAAAACAAAAGATCGATGGTATTAGTACTATTAGTCAATTAGGACAAGATGCATTTAAAAAGCGTTATGAAGACTTACAAAGTCTTATAATGAATTATAATCATCAACCTTTAGATCTTACACTAAAGAATGTTGAATTAAATCAATGGTGCACGTATGTGCATAATCTTACTCCACAATATATGTTCTACATAGATTCATATTTGTTGGCAGATAAAGGAAGATGTAAAGATAGAAAGATTTGGATTAATAGAGATCTTGCTAAACATGGTGATCTTCAGTTCATATTAAATAATGATCATTATAGACCAAGTTTTGAATATCAAGAAACATTCAACTCTTTGTCATCAGATGAGATAAGTTACTTTACAGATGGTACATTTATCCCAACAAAAGTTTACATAATGTACATGAGATATCCTCAATATATAAACAAAACAGGATATATAATGTTAGATGGGAATCCATCATTTGATCAAAATTGTGAACTTGAATTATATCTAGAAGATGAACTGTTAGATCTTACAGTACAAAATCTAGCAATGTATACTGAAAATGCTTCTGCAGCTCAGAGTGCTCAGTTCAGAATACAAACAAACGAATAAACTTTATTAACATTTAAAATAAATAAAAATGGCTGATTTTTCATTAACCACGCTCTTCGTGGTTCCAGTGGGGCAAACTGCACTCCCTAGCTCTGGCTCAACACAAAACTTGACTGCAGGACAAGTTGGTTTCTTCAGAAGCGATTATTCAATAGCTGATGCTGCAAATATTGCTGCGTCTCCTTACTTTTATGTAGCTCAAGGTAGAACAAACACTTATTTACAAGGCTCTAAAAGATCTGACAAGATCAAAGGATGTCCTTCAGGATCTGGTTGTAACTCAAACGTAACAGAATGGTACAAAGTATCAGGATGTCCTACAGCTGCAAACCAAATTACTGATGTAACTGATTTCACTGTACAATGTGGAGAAGTTATCACGTTAACTTTACGTGCTCACTCTTCTTATATTGATACATTATATTTCAATGGATTTACACGTTCAGTAACTATACAAGCACCTTGTTGTGATTGTGACGCTAATCCATGTGCTGATGTAAGTACTAATACTATCATCAATGAATTGATTTATCAATTAAACTTAAAAGCTCCAGGAAACAACCCTGACAACATTTCTTTCTCTACATTCTATACATTTGAAAATGTAGGTGGAACCATCTTACGTATTACAGGAAAACCATTAACTAAATATGGACAACCTTGTGATATTGCAGCGTTCCCTTTTGAATATGACAGAATGTCTTTCAGAACATTTGTATACGCAGGTCCAGCTACTACTGCTGACTTTATCGTAGCAGATGCTTGTAACTTTGTTGCTCAACCAATCATCACTCAACGTGCTTCTTATGCTACTGGTACATCTGCAGAAATTGCTCAATTAGAGAAAAACTTCTACAGCTACCAAGCAGGTTACTTGAAACACCTTTACAGAATGAATGGATACAATGAGAACTTTGAGTCTTGGGTATCTGATGGTGTTACTTATGACACTTACTATATCAAATTCAACGAGTACAACAAATCTGAGTACCAATGGGGTGATTACATTATGGAAGACTCTACAGTAATTATCGCTGCTCCAAATGCTACAACAAGTGGTATTTCTGCTGCAATTACTACTGTATTAGAAGCTGGTTTAGGTACTGTGGTAGATCAAGGTATTCCTTGTATCACTACAACTACTACTACTTCTAGTGCTCCTGCAACTACAACTACTTCTACTTCTACACTTATCCCTTAAGAATAAGAAGTAAAATTTAAACAATAACCTATGCCAGGGGAAAGAGGATAACTCATATTCCTCTGGCATATTTATTTAAAAAACAACATGGCAAACTTACAATTAGACATATTAGTAGTTCCTACTTATAGTGTATTTACACTTGGTATTACAGATGCTTCTGTATATCCTACTAATCCTCCAGTGGTGTCCGCACCATCTATTGAGATTAATATTCCAGGATTTGGAACCAAAATATTACCATTCGTTCCTAATGAAACCAATGTATTTACATCATCTAATTTAGGGATAACAGATATTGGTTGTAATCAACCTCTTCCTGATGGAATTTATAGAATCAAATATTCTGTTGCTCCTGCATATGCAAACTATATAGAAAGAACAATATTACGTGTTGACAGACTTCAAGAGAAGTTTGACAATGCGTTTTTACAATTAAACATGATGGAGTGCGACAGAGCACTTAAAACACAATCTAGTGTTACATTAAACACAATCAACTTCTTTATTCAAGGAGCAATTGCAGCAGCTAATAACTGCGCAGAATTTGAATCCAATACATTATATGCTCAGGCAGATAATATGTTAGATAACTTTTTAAAAACCAATTGTGGTTGTTCAGGTAACAACTACCTAATAAACTTTTACTAATTATGGCACAATGTAATTCATGCGGAGCTAAAGTGGGATGTGGATGTCAATTAACCAATGGGTTATGTGCACACTGCGCATCCAAAGTTGAAAAATAAAAAACTCTGATTATGTTATCACCAAGACTAACAAATTGCCCAGAATGTGCTAACATTCCTTCTTTACTTAAAAAAATAGATTGCAAGTTAGCAGAGCTTGGCAATAATTTGTACAACAATATTTCATATATGTTGAACAAACCTGTGCCTTCTAGTGACATACTTCAGCTGATAGGATATAGAAGAATACTTATGTATAAGTATTGCAATCCTAGTTATGTAGAAAAATACTCTGTTCAAATGATTGCTAGTAGAGTGATTCGTTTGACATTGGGATGTGTAAGTAAATGTAATGAATTAGAACGTTGCTTAGAGGAGCCTTGTGACATTAAGATTGTATCAAATCCTACAACAACAACCACATCAACAATAGCTTAAACCTTTTAAAAATTAATAATATGTCCAATTGCTCAAATTGTTATAACGGATGTACAGAGATTGTCTCTGACAGATGTGTTAAATATACAGGAATAGATGTTCCTGTCCTAGGAATCCAAACAGGTGATTCATTATCATTTGTAGAACAAGCATTGATTACATTCCTTACATCTACATTAGATGGTACAGGAATTAAGATTGATCTTGGTACTACAGTTGTATGTAACCTTGTGCAACAATATCTTCCTACATGTGGAGATCTTTCTATTGTAGATATATCAAAAGCTCTTATAGAAGCTGCTTGTGATCTTCAAGAACAAATAGATGCTATTGATGCAGATCTTGCTATATTGAATGCTGATTACTCAATTGGATGTTTAACAGGTGTTACAGCTTCATCAGATACACATGCTATTGTACAAGCTGTTATAAATAAACTATGTCAAGTACAAGTTGATTTAACAGCATTAGCTTTAAATGTTTCTACAAACTATGTAAGTATTGCAAATATAAATTCTTATATTCAAGCTTATTTAAATAGTATAAGTTCTTCTACATTAGTTAGTAATAAGATGGTTCCTTATACAGCAGTTCCTTATTTTGGACCATTGAGTTATTTTAATGGTACAGGAGCTGGTACAGGAGACTGGGTTAAGATCTATTTATGTAATGGTCAAAATGGAACTCCAGATTTAAGAGGAAGAACATTAGTTGGTACCACTACTGGAATGTTTGGAGGAGCATTAGATCCAGAAGTTGATCCTGCAAATCCTGCAAATCCTAATTATATAATAACAACTGAAGTTGGAGCTAATGAAGTATTTTTGTCATCAACTCAAATACCTGCGCATACACATATTGCTACAGCAGTAGCAACTGTCACTCCAGCAACTCATTCACATTTAACTGTGTCTGAGGGAACATCTGTTCCTTTAAATGTAGATGATCCAATTGATTCAGGATATTCTTCTGGAGGAAACTTAGGGTATTCCTTAAGATCTGCATCAGATACAATTGCAAACCTTGGTAAAACAAACGATGTTACTATAGGTGTAGGCGTTGCTGTATCAAATTCTTCAACAGGAGGAGGATTAGGTCATGCGAATATACAACCTTCTAGAGGATGTTATTATATCATTTATATACCTTAATAAATTATCAAAATGGCATATCCATATTTACCAGTAAATCCCTGTTGTACAGATGTAGTTTTGAATACACCTTGTGGATGTAGTTCTACAATTACTAATAGTGGTTGTAATAACAATAATCCATGTAGTACGCATTTAACTGCATCTAGTACTATTGTTTATGATGGTCCTACACTTCCGTGTATAGTGGCTGAACCATGTGATACATTGAATGTAATTTTACAAAAGATAGATGAGATTATTTGTAATTTACTAACACAAGTAAACTATTTAACTAATCAAGTTACTAACATTACTAATCAAGTGATTGCCATCAATAGTGATATAATCAATATATATAACATATTAGATGAATGTTGTGGTGCGACTACTACTACTACATCTACTACTGCAGTTCCTTGTGAAAGCTTCTCATTAGATAACACTGGAACTGAAACTGTTGCTATAATTATTACTGATTGTACTACAGGAGAATTAACTGCTGTAGTATTAGAACCAGGAGTTACAGATATTTGTGTTGAAACAGATAGCCCTTTAACTGTTCCTGGAACTGTTATAGCAACACCAAATGGTCCTTGTGGTCCAACAACTACAACTACCACTACACTTACCCCTCCAAGCACTACTACCACTACAACAACAGAAGCAATTCCTTGTGAATGTTTAACATTCTATAATGATGGTGATAGTGTTCATACTATCTCTTATACTGATTGTGATGATAATATTAATGGACCTATAGTTATAGAACCTAATGAAACTATACAAGTTTGTGGATGTTGTGGATTTGCTAGTGATGACCTTGTAACTATTTCGATTGGTGCAAATTGTATAGATGGAGAATGTCCAGTTCCTACAACTACTACCACTACTACTGCTCTATGTAACTGTTTTGATACAGAGATCACTATATTATCAGAAACATTAGCTGCTACAGATAATAATGAACTTACAGTGCTGTACGATGATTGCTTTACTAATCCATATATTAATACATACAATAGACCAGGTATTTATTCATTAGGTTGTGTAGATCAATCTGTAGGAATAACTGCATTAGGAGAAGTTGATGGTATAGAACAAGCTTTCTATATTGAAATTACAACAGATAGTCCTTGTTGCGATCTTACACCAACAACTACTACTACAACTACAATAGCACCGACAACAACAACTACTACTACATTAGGTTGTAGCTGTGTGAATATAATTATTAGTCAAGATGATATTGATGATGCTACAGGAAACACTGTAACATTCTTTAATGGTAAAGTTAACTTATATCCAGATAAAAATATTACTTGTGAAGATGGAGATACTGATGCTTATTATTCAGTTGCAGGAACTTATTCATATTGTTTAAAAGGGGATTTGATTCCTACAATTATATTACAGTATGTAAAAGATAATGAAGTGGTAACTAGTGTACAGAGTGAAATTGTTAATTTGGAAACTGAATGTCTTGTTGATGGTGAATGTGTTCCAACTACTACCACCACAACAACAGTTACACCAACAACTACTACAACTAGTACAAGTAGTTCTACTACAACAACAACCACTACACTTGCGCCTGCTTAATTTTAAAATAAATAAAAATGGCTAATTGCTCTCAGATAAATAACACAACTATAATAGGAACGAGTGCTGTCACATATGATGGCACTCAACTTCCTTGTACAGATGTAAATACATGTGATGGATTAAATACTATTCTTAGTAAGTTTGATGCTATTATATGTAGTGTATCAGCTAATGTAGCTACTATTACAGAAGATGTAACAAATCTTACAGAAGATGTTATGCTTATAACTGAAGATGTAACTAACATATATAATCAATTAGGTATATGTTGTCCTACAACAACTACTACTACTACACTTCCTATAACAACCACTACTACTACCACAGTACAGCCTACAACTACCACTACTAGTAGTAGTTCAACATCTACTAGTACATCAACTAGCACAAGTACATCTACTAGTACAAGTACTTCAACTAGCACATCTACTACTACAAGTACATCATCTACTAGCACAACAACATCTACAAGTACATCTAGTACAACAACTACTACAACAACAGAAGCTTATGTTCTATATGAAGGATTGATATCAAATACTTCTGACTTTAGTAATGCATGTCTTCTACCGTTAATTGATACAGTTTGGATAGAAGGAAATTACGTGAGAGTGTTTACAGATGCAGGTGGAACTATTCCATTTAATGGATCAAACGTATATTGGCATTTACAAAAACTTGCAGACATTAACTCAGCAAGTTTCCCAATAGATGCAAGTGGATTTATTACAGGACCAGCAAGTCTTTGCTTATAATATAAAATCAATAACATATGACAGTATTAATAACATTAACAACAGCAGGAACTGATTCAGGTCCATTTGATTTGTATTCAAATTTAGATGGGTATGTATCAGCTTTTGAAACAGGAGTCTCTAAATCTGCTTTATTAGCAGGATATTCTTCTGCACTAGTTCCTGATTACACAACAATTATTAGAGTGAAGTCAGATGGTGTGTGTTTAAATTACGTAGATATTATATTAACATCTGCTACAACTACAACCACAACAACCGTAGCACCAACAACAACTACAACAACAACAGTTGTATCAACAACAACTACGACTACTACAATACCTTAAAACAACAAAAAATCTTGTTTTGTTGGTTTTACAAGATTTCTCCTAGTGATATTTATTGCTAGGAGTTTTTGTTTCTAACTATTTTAATTATAAATAATTAAGTCTCTAACTAAAATTATTTGGAATATATAAAAACAATTGTTTATCTTTACAATATTTTTTAACTAATATGAGTACATATGTCTGAAAATCAAAGCTTGTTACATCGATTAGAAGAGTTATTAAGTCAGAAGAAAAGTAAAAAATTCTATGCTGAAAAACTAGGAATAAGTGAATTTGAAGTGGGTGAGCTCATGAAGGAGCTTAGAGAAAAAGATACAGAACCTGTATCAAGAAACTATACAGAAGAACGTAAAGTTAATGTTGAAAAAGGTACAATAGAAAGTACAATTATATCAGACTTTGATCCTAAAGATGATATTGAATTAGCTAAGCTACATAAAATAAATCTAGACAAGTATGTAATTACAAACTACTGGTCTAAGATGTTACCAAGTGGGAAGTTTACTTCCTCAGTCTTCTCCAAGAAGAAAGAAGCAAAAGATTACTCTCCTGAAGACTTTGCTAAGTTTTTAGAAAACTACAAACCAAATAACATAACAATCACTAAAGAGAACTATTCTATAGAGAAAGATTATGTAGATGTAGAAATCTCTATATCTGATTATCATTTAGCTAAAAAAACTGTAGATGGTGATAATGATCCTACAACAAGAGCTTTACGATATGTTACAATGGCTCAGTCTTTGATTGAAAAAGTAAAATCAAACTACAACATAAACAATGTAGTGCTACCTATATCAAATGATTTCTTTCATACTGATAACTATCAACACCAAACTACAAACGGTACTCCACAGGACACTATAATGGATTATCATTCAGAATACGAATTAGGATTTGCTGTTCTTGTAGATACAATAAACATGTTGAGAAAGTATGCTAGTAATGTAACAGTTATTCTTGTACAAGGAAATCATGACAGAACTAAATCTTTTTATCTAGCTCATGCATTAGATGTATTCTTTAGAGATGCAATAGATGTAGAGTTTATAAGAGAACATTCTGTTATCAAAGGAATAACATTAGGAAATACATTCATTGGATGGCACCATGGTAATTGTAAGTTAGAAGACTTACCATTATTATTTGCAACACATCCAAAATATAGTCACCAGTTTGGTGATGCTGTTTATAGAGAGGTACACACAGGAGATAAACACCACTACATGGCTAAAGAAGTCAAAGGTGTAAGAATACAACAAATGCCTAGTCTTTCAGGAACTGATAGATGGCACTTAGATAATAACTTCGTACATTCTGTACGTGCAGCTCTTGCTCTAGTTTATGATCGTAATCTAGGTAAAATAGCAGAGTTTGAAACTCGAATATAATTATGGCAACATTAAGAAAATTAGTATCTGATGTTAGAAGTGTCCACAAGATACTTTCTACAGACAGTCTTATTACAGATAGAGCAATCGCATCTGAGATAAGAAACAATGCATTAATGCTAATTAAAAGAGAAACCAACCTAAGAAAACTTTGGGCCACTGATACACTATTCACTACTATTCCTTGTTTAGAAATGATAGAAGTACCTATCTCTGAATGTTGTAACTATGTAGATGATTGTACAGTTGCTAGAACAAAACTTAAACTCCCACGTATATCAGAAGGTAATTACCAATATGTAATACAAGGAGTTTATTCTATTAATGCTATGAGTGGTCAAGGAAAAAAATTAAAAGAAATAACTATCAACAGATATATAAATCTTTTAAAGCTTCCTATAATCAAGAAAGAAGAATACTATTGGATATCTAATGGATATCTATATGTAAACAATCCTTTGCTTAAAGCAATCAGATTTGTAGCTTTATTTGAAGAAGATGTGGAGAATGAAATTATGTATCCAGAATGTGGATGTGGAACTCCAGAATATACACTTGAGCAATTATGTATGAATCCATTAGATAAAGAATTTCCTCTTCCTGGATATTTAGAACAACAAACATTACAACTTACATCTCAAAAACTTCTATCTACATATTTCAATCTTAAAACAGATACTAGTGCAGAAGGAATAGATGGACAAGCGCCAAATTCAAAACCAACTAATTAATGAGAACAAAGGTTGATTGGAGAAGCTCTAGTAAAGAAAACTATAATCAGTTTTGTAAAAAACACCCTTCTATACAACTTTCGTATGATGAATGGAGAAACATTGTATACACTTACAATGAATCCTTTAAAGAATACATTTTAGAAACAGGTGAGAAAGCAAAGCTACCTTATGGATTTGGAGAGTTTTCAATTAACAAAAAGAAAAGAAGAAAGTTAAAGAATAGTGTAGATGGTAAAGAGTTTGTTAATCTACCAATTGATTGGCAAAAGACTAGAGAAAAAGGAAAGGTGATATACAATTTTAATTACCACACAGAAGGATATTTTTTTGGATGGATGTGGTTTAAACCTACAGCACGTTTTAAAAACTCTGGTTTCTGGTATTTCAAACCTTCTAGACTTACATCAAGACTTTTATCACATTACTTAAAGACCAACGACAAGTATCAATATATCTATAACGAATGGAAAAAATAAATTATGTCGTACTACTATAAATATAATTTCGTATCCCCAGAGCCTGTCTACTCAACAGTTAAAGAAGAGCTTAAAAGCTATTTTGATACTGGTGCAGTGGACGATCTTTTATTTCCTACTTACTTAGACAAGTGTCTTAAGAAGTTAGGAAGAACTACCTTTGTAATAAGTGAAGAAGTATTATTTATAGAAGACTTCCAAGCTAGACTCCCTGATAACTTTTATGCTGTAAGAGAAGCTTGGATGTGTACAGAAGTGGCAGGATATCCATATCAGACAGCTAATTCATTCTATTCTCAAGCAGCTAATGCAACTACTATACAAGTTGCTCCATTAACTATTGGAGGAACTCCTTGTAATAGACCTGGTTGTCAAGTTCCACAATGTGATGGTACATGTATGCCAGAGCTTGTACAAGCTGTATATAAAACAAATAACACTGTGGCTAGAGGATTTACTCACGAGTATTTACTTAGACCTGGTAATATATCTGCAAGACAAAATTGTGGAGTGGAGTATACAAATAACTGGGACTTCTACGCAGAGGCTCCTCCTATTCATGAGTTCACTCCTGGTGCTGCTAGTTATGATTCATTTGATATTAGAGACAATAAGTTTGTGACCAACTTCAGAAATGGTGTGGTTCACTTGTTATTCTATGCTACAGAATATGATGAGATAGGTAATCAGATGATTCCAGATAACTATCGTATCAGAGAATATGTAGAAGCATTCATCAAGTTTAAGATATTTGAAATGCTTACAAACCAAACCAATGATGAAACATTTAATCAGTTACAACAAAAGATGATGTATCATAAGCAAGCTTATGAAGAAGCTTATATCATGGCTGAGATTGAAATGAAGAAACAAAGTCCTTGGGAAAAACAAAGAAGAATTAAAAACGATCTTAATAGATTCAACATGTATGAGCTTCCTAACCGTACTAATAGATATGGTAGAAGACGTAACAATTAATCATTATGGCAGAAGAAAAAGAACAAGGAAATATTAGACAGGAGTTTAATAGTGCTAATCTAGGTCTTAACATGGATCAATCTGTTAATCAGGTTAAGCCAGGTATTCTTACATATGCATTAAATGCTGCTGTTGAAAACTTTGATGCTAGTTCTGTAAACTATCAAAATGAACCAGGAAATGAATTATGTATTAGTTTTCCTGATGGATATTCTTTAATAGGTAGTCATTTTATTCAAGAGAAAAATAAATATATATTCTTTTTAGCAAACTCTATTACAGGACAAAGTGAAATTGGACAAATGATTAATGCAGATTGTATTTACAGAACACTTGTAAATGCTGACTGCTTAAACTTTAATATAAACTATCCAATTCAAAAAGCTGTACATAGAATTACAAACTGCTCTACAGAAGTATATTGGACAGATGGACTTAATCCTAGAAGATATATGGATATTGATAATATTCCATATGTTACAGAGATTCTTCCTAATTCTTGTAGTGTACTTGTATTAGATCAATTAGATTGTAACAAACTAAAGATACAACCTAATTTTAATATTCCTCAGTTAGAAATAATAGATGTTGTTTCTGGAGGAGATCTTATAGCAGGGACTTATCAGTTTGCTATACAATATTCAGATGCACAAAGCAATGCTTATACATCTTATTATTCAGTAACAAACCCAACTCCTATTGCTGATGAAAACATTACATCTGTAAACTTTAATTACCCTGTTGGTAAATCAATAGTGGTAAATGTTAGTAATATTGATGTTACAGGCAAGTATGAATATTTCAATCTTGCAGTGATAAAAACTATAAATAATGTAACTTCTGTAGAATTGATTGGTACTTATTTTATAAATAGTTCTACAAGACAAATTACATATACAGGTCAAAATAAAACTAGCATTAGCTTAGCAATAGCTGACATCTTTGAAAAGTTTCCTTATTATGATATTGCACAGGATGTTACAGTGGTTCAAGATATTTTAGTATGGGATCAATTAACATCTATTGATAGAATTAACTATCAAAATATAGCTAATCAAATAACTCTTCTATGGGAAACTTGGAGAATACCTCCTACTGAAAACTATGCAGATGAATTAAATGCTACTAACTTACGTGGATATCTACGTGATGAGGTTTATGCATTTGAGATTGTATTCTTATTAAAGAATGGAAAACAAACTGATGGCTTTCATATTCCTGGAAGAATACAAAACTTTAATGAAATTGGTAAACCTGTAATATTTAGTAATAACCCAGACTTTATTGGTAATGGTACACAGGCCCCTTATTGGAAAATATACAATACAGGATCTGTAATAGGAACACATCCAAATTTTTCTACAAGTTCTGATTATAAAGGACCTTACCAATATGGTGAGTTTGCTTATTGGGAATCAATAGAGAAATATCCTTGTGACACTGCAGTGTGGGGAGATCTTGCAGATAAACCAATTAGACATCATAAGTTTCCTGATGTTTTAGTTTCTCCAATATTCGAAAGCGCCACTCCACAAATTGTTGCAGATAGATATAATGTGGAAATGCAACTTAGTAGTGCTGTATATCCAATTGGTGTAAGAATAGACAATGAGCAAATAATAAACCTTGTAAGATCATCTAACTTAACAGATGAACAGAAAGATGATGTTGTAGGATATAAAATTGTTCGTGGTGATAGAAGTACAAATAGATCTATTATAGCTAAAGGAATTCTTCGTAATGTAGGAAGCTACGTTAAGCAAGAAGAAACTTTTTATTATCCAAACTATCCATATAACGATCTTAAATCAGATGCTTTTCTTTTAGCAAAGAACAATGCTTACACACAACTATGTGAACCATTTGAGATAGTTATATTAAAATTTAATAAAGTTGATGAACTTGGTAAACCTTATCTAGAAATTAGATATACTGACTGTAATAGCAACAAAGAAGCTTTTCAAAAGTTTTACACTCTTTCAACTAAAACAGCTCCACATAGAGTTTGTTCTATTACAAAACCTACAATTCTTGGAGAAGGAGTATTTAATAAAAGATTACAAACTGCTGGTGGTCCTGTAATTTATTATGTACCTCCTCCGTTTGGTTTACCTGAAGATAATTGTACAGCTTATGTTTCTTATGCCAACTATGATATTTGGAGAATAGAAACAGAAGGAAGTAGAGCTGGTTTTAGAGCAGCTTGGCAAGATCCTGTTACTGGATACACTACTCAATGGGTGTCAGGTGGATTGTTTGGTGGATCTAGTTATAAGATACAAGTCTTAGAAGGAACTGTTCCTACTAAAATTGATGGTAATAGATGGAATCGTAGAAAAATTGGTGAAGTTAGATATGAAGATTGTAAAGATGAAACACCACTTCCTGATTTTAAAGATCAATTAAGACAAGTATTTAATTCTCCTGAAACATCATTTGGACAACCATTCTTAGGTGATATATTAAAACTTGAGAATGTAATGTATGGTGGTGGTAGAGCGCATTTTGTTGAAGTGAGAGACAATGCTAAGTATAGACTTATTACTAAAGAAGTACAAAACGTTGCTTTTCAAAGTTCAGTTTCTATAGGAGGTAGTAATGTAAGTGCAATATTTGCTGCATACCAAGCTTATTTAGAAATATATGTTAATGGTATAACTAGAAAGAATTTTGCATACTCATTCAACTCTATTGCAACATATGGATATTCTTCTGATATTGATAACAACTTAGGAATCAAACAAAGAAATCTTGATATAAAAAGATATTTAATTCCTGGTGTACAAAATGTTGGAGATGATAATAATATAAATAACTTTAACAGAGAAACTTCTGTTTATTTAAAAACAAATACAACATTACCATTCCCTAGTAAAACTGACTCTTTAATGTATCTTGGAAACTCTTTAATTGAAGACTATTCTAGATTTACAATAGGAGAGACTAGATCATGTTCTACACCACAAAGACAACAAGATATAAATGTTGTTTCTTATTATGGATCATTAAAAAATATTTCATTAGCTCAATGGGGTCAAATATATTCTTATACTAAAGTAGATACAGGATTTCAAGTTATTTTTTCTCCTAGTATTCCTATGAAACAAACTATATTTGGAGGAGATACATTCATCTCTAGATTTGCATTTAAAACTAAACTTCCTTTCTTTTTAGAAAATAGAGTGAATGCTCCTGATGACTCAGATGTATTCTATGATGCTATAGGAAATATTGCATATCCAAAATACTGGCATTCTGCAAGATCTATATTATCAAATGTTTCTTCAGTTAGTACTGTGATGGTGAATCTTATTTCACACAAAGCAAATAACTTTGATTGCCCTAATGCTACAGAAGAATATACTAGTTCTAATTCTCCAAGTGAATTAACTTACTATGATGGATATTTTTATATGTTTGCATATGGTGTACCTAGTTTCTATTGTGAGAGTTCATATAACTTAGATCTTAGACAAGCATTTAATAATAGAGAAGGTGATTACTGGCCACATGTATCAACAAGTATTCCTGATGATTGGGTACAGCAATCTTTTGTTCCTATTGAACAAGACAATACATATTTCTATAATGTAACATTCTCAAAACAAAATAAAGAAAATTTATTTACAAACCTTCCTGATGATTGGCAATCTGAATGTGCTACATTTTTTCCATTTAGAACTATCTATTCTGAGAAGCAGTTTACAGATGAAAACAATACAGTTAATAACTGGTTGATATACAGAGCTCTTTCATACTATGATTTTCCACAAAACTATGGAAACCTTGTATCATTAGATGGTATTCAGAATAGAGCTATATTAGCTAGATTTGAAAACAAGTCATTGTTATATAATAGTTTATTGACAATTGATACAAGTAATCCACAAGCAGCTTATGTAGGTAATCCTAGAATGTTTGAGAATCCTCCAATTGATTTTGCTGAAACAGATCTTGGGTATGTAGGAACACAGAATAAGTTCTTATTAAAGATTCCTCAAGGACAAGTAACTGTTGATGCTAAACGTGGGCAGATATTTCTTATATCAGGAACAGAGGCTGTAGATTTAACAGCATTTGGTTCTGGTGTAAATAGATTCATGACAGACCATTTATCATTTGAAATCTTACGTTATTTTCCAGATGTAAATGTTGATAACAACTTCAATGGAATTGGTTTACACGGAGTATATGATAGTAAGTTTGATAGAGTTATTATTACGAAACTAGATTATATTCCTTTAGATAAAGAAATCAAGTATGATAGTGTAACCAAAGAGTTTTATTTAGAAAATGTAATTAATGGTTTAGTGTTAAGAGATCAAGTTTATTTAGATGATTCAGAGTTCTTCTGTAACAAGTCTTGGACTATGTCATTTAATTTCAATACTAAATCTTGGATTTCTTTCCATAGCTACGTTCCTAATTTCTATATAGCAGAAAATAATTTCTTCTATTCAGGACTTAATGGATGTTGTGATTCTGTAAATGGAGAAGCTACATTTCAAGCATTTGTTGGAGAAATTAATAGAGTGATTCCTACAACTACAACAACCACCACTCCATTTATACCAACTACAACAACAACAAGTACAACAATGATTCCACTTGACTGTACAATAGAAGGAACTGCTATTGAAATATTTTGTGATTTAGAAGGAGAAGCAGTAATTACTGTCCCTCCTACACCAACAACTACAATTTGCCAAAGAAGTAATGTTCCTAATTCATCAGAGTTTGTTACAGGATATATAGAAAGCTGTGGTCCTGAAGTTATTACAACAGGTAGTTTAGGAGATGCTTGTGCAGGAATTGCATATTTGATGAGTCTTGATACATATGATTATGTAGAAATTAATACAATTACAATTCAATACAACACTTTAGAAATAGGTGATTTTGTTTATCTTGATTCTACTTCTACAGATTGTACATACGTTCCTAATGGATTCTATTTTACAGATGAAAGTTCTGTCCAAGGAATAGTTTATGAAATTGAAGATGGTATGGTAGTTGGAATATACGATTGTAACACTACAACAACCACTACAACATTTGTTCCTAATACATTCTGTTACACAGTTTATATGTATGGTGATTTAACATTGTTCTGGGTTGATGGAACAGGTACACTTAATGAATTAGAGAAATACGATGTAGATGATTATTCAATTACTTTATGTGCTCAGTTTGAATCAATATATTCTGTATCTGAAGAAGAAGGTTACATATTTATAGAAGCATGTGGAGATCCTTGTACAGATGTAATTGATTGTCCAACTACCACTACAACTACTACGATATAATGAAAAGAGAAATAACAATAAAATTAACACAGACAGGTCCTAATGCAGGACCTTTCAATGTTTACGATAATTATGGGAATCTACTTGAAGAAAATGTAAGTAGAAGACTTTTAATTAAAGGTAAAACATATATGGTTGATAATAAAGTGACAGCTATAATTATTAAATCGGTAGGTGAATGTTCATTTGAAAAATCTTTTTCATTAACAGAAATTAACTTTATAGAATATTCTGATCTATCTTATCAACAAAGTAAGACAGCTTGTTTGTGGAGACATTTAACAAACATTCAATTATACAACTATTTCTATGGAAACATAAGACCTTACATCATAGAGTATCCTTTTGCATATCAATATCAAGATGAAATCTTGCAGAATGTAAAAGACTACACTAAAGCATACGAATATCTTGCTGTTCCAAATGGTGTATTTGATGATAATGTAAGAATAGAAACAAACAACAAGTGGTTTAATAAAGCTATTCTTTATAACGGACAACAGAGTTCTGGAATACTAGAGCTTGTTCCTAAGCCTATGAATAACTTACAGGCATACGGACAGTATCCAATATACAATACAGATAGTAAAACAATCACTTACACTAAGAGTGATAACTTCTATCAGTATAATACATTCTGGGCGTTAGAGAAGAGTTCTCAAGTTCCATTGTTTAGAGCATCATGTGAGTCTATGTCAATAGATAAAGTGGTGAATCAAGAGAACATGGACTATGGATTGAGAAGCTTTAAGAAAGCTACAATAAGAGCAAAAGAATTAAAGGTGAGACACATTCTTGATAACTCTGCAACAACACATTTAGTGTCTCAATTTATATTAACACCTGCACAAATATCTTACAAGTAATGAGTAGTGGTAAAGTAAAATGCACATGCGGTTGGTCCTGGAACAAATCTGATTCTAGTAAGAAAGATATGTACATATGTCATGAGTGCGGTAGAGATAATTCTAACAACATGAAGAATGGTGGTTGGCTAGATAGCTATGCTGATGGTGGAACAATGCAAGAACACCAAGAGAATTATAATGATAATTCTGTATCTTTACCAGAAGGATATGTAGGTGAAGGATATAATACCAAAGGTAGAGATTATTCTCCTGCATGGGGTGGACAGTTTCAAATGGGTGGATCTGTCTATCCAGTTAACTATGTTCCTGAAGCACAGATGGGTGCATCTATTCCTGGAGCTGTAGGTTTCTCATATGCACGTACACAATCTCCTGCTCCTAGTAATGGTCCTTATGCAAAGAAGACTAAAGCTAGTGCACAGGATGGTAAACTAATATATGGAAGTCCTGAATATAAAAAAGCATATGATGAAAATAGAGTTGCTTACTACGATGAAGATTCTGACACATATATAAATCAAGAGTTAGCACCTATAGAAGTTGCAGGTAGAGCAAAAGAAAAAGGATTTTGGCAAAAGTATGTAGATAAAATAGTAGAAGAAAATAGAGATGCAAGTCCACTTGAAGCAGCAATTGGAGTTCCAATATCTGCTGTAACAAGTCTTCCACAATTAGCTGCTACGTATGCTTTTACAGATAAAATGCAAAGACCTTCTGAAGCTATGAATATTAAAAATCCTTATCTTGCTATGGGAACAGATGCTATATTAGATCCAGCAAATTTAGTAGGAGCAGGAGTTTTAACAAAAGAACAAGCTCTTGCAAGATTAGCAGCTAGTAAAAAATCAGGTTTGTTATCTAATGCATGGAGATTAAATCCTAAAGCATATCAATATAATCTTCCAGAGAATACTATGTGGAGAGGACTTGGTCAAGAAGGTATGGAAGATGCTGTTAGTTCTGGTGTATTCAGATCTAAACAAGATGTTGTTCCTGAGTTTTATCCTGGAACAAAATTAAGGATGGATAAAAGTTTTGGAACTAATCCTTATTTTACACCTAAGTTTAAAACAGCTGCTACGTACGGTGATCAATATTTAGGTGAAGTTCCAAGAGATGTTGCTAATTGGAGACAAAGATACAAACGTACAAATTGGAGTCAAGTTGCTGATAAACCTATACCAGTTGATAAAGGTAGATTATTACAAAAAGATTGGTTACAAGGATATAAACCTATAGAGATTCCTAAACAAGATTTATCAACAGGAATAAATACACTAGAAGAACTACCGTCTCTTCCTGAAGATTTTTTAATTAAAATAAAAAAATTAAAAGAATCTTCAAAAGCTATTGATATGGTAAAAGAAGATCTTGCTGATCCAGAAACCATTAGAAGAGCAGAAGCATTAGGAGTAGATCCTGAAATTTTTGCAGAAGCATCTAAAAATATGACATATTCTTTAAGTAGAGATGTTCCAAGTAGTTATAGCTCAAATAATTTAGAAATAAATATAAATCCTAATCAAACTGGTAGGACTCCAGAAGAAGCAATTATGAGTGGAGTTATGAATTCTGCTAGTCCTAATTTTACAGCAAATGAAATAGGAGCACATGAGTTAGGTCATTTTTTTCAAGATACAAAATACTGGAAAGAAGCTTATCCAAAGACTCTTGATAGAGTTGATAGAAAAGCGGCTCAAATGATGAAAGAAACACCAGCAGGAAAAAAATTTCTAGACTATCATTCAAACTATTCTACTAGAGATACAGCTCCTACAAAAGTAGATGAAATGTTAAAAGATTTAGAAATAAAAACTGGACTAGATAAAAAATATTATCCTCAAAAAAATAAAAACTATTTTGTAAATGCTGATAAACAATATGGAACTGATGTTGATAACATGATTGAAAAATTTCCTATGTTTAGAGAGTATAGACAAGGAATGCGAGATTCAGGAATTTTAAAAAATAAATGGGATGAGATAACTCCACAACATATTGAAGATTTTAGAAAATTAAAACCAGAAAATAGATTAAATAGTTTTATGGAGTTTAATGATAAAAATTATAAATTATTAAATGAAGTAAGTAAAATAGCTCCAGCAGTTTTACCAATAGGATTAGGTGCAGCTTCTCAATTAGATCAAAAGAGAGAAGGAGGAGTTATAAAAGATGATATGGGGCAATGGGCTCACCCAGGAGAGATAACAGAAATAGATTCTCCATACATAACAATGCAAGGTGTACCTTATCCTGTATTAGGTGTATCAGATACTGGAGATGTACAGATGATGTATCCAGAAGAAGAGTATGAATTTGATGGAGAGAAGGTTACAGAATATCCTATGGCTAAGAATGGATTAAGACAAGAACAGAAAGGTTTGCAGAACTTAGATAATATAACTAACTTTACAAACTATAATACAAAACAACCAGGAGGCTGGTTAGATAAATATTAAAATATGAAAGCAGAATTCTTAAAACTTGCAGGTGTAAAATCTGAGAAAGCATTTTACAAAAAATATCCAACTGAGGCAGCATTCTTCAAAGCTCATCCAGAAGCTAAGAAATCAATTAAGAAAGCTCAGAATGGTGTAGTGGCTGGCCTGAGTAATTATTTAAACTCAATGAACAATGTTGGTGCAACGTCTTATCCTGGAACTATGTTTAAACAACCAGGAATACCTATGGCTAATTATCAACAAACCCCTAATTATAATCAGATGTATATGAACATGTCTACACCTGATGAACAATTAAAATCTTATGGTGTTGATAATGGTGTGTCTACAATTAATGCTTCTACATTAGCAGATGATAAATCTGGATATGCTTCTTCTGGAGGTCCTAATACTAAAATGGATAAACTAAATAATCTTGGTAGTAAATTAGATACTTATGCACCTTATATTGGTCAATTGATTGGTGGTTATCAAAACTTAAGAGCAGGTAGAAGAGCTAAAAAAGAAGCACAGAGATGGGCAAAGGTTACAGATGTGCAAGCAAGAGCTTCTGAAACAGAGGATGTAGATGATTTAAGACAGTATGCTGACAATGCAAGAAAAAGAAGAAATGCATTTATGCCTGAAATGACAGGAGAAGAATTCTTTCCTGTATATGGTGTTGGTACAAATGTACTTGCAAGAAATGGTGCTAGATTACAAGATGGAGGAATGGTTGGTGGTAATCCAACAGAGATACAGAATACGTATGAAGGAGGAACTGATATCTATACAGATCTTGAATATGAACCATTATATAATGTAGATCAAATTAAATCATATAGAATGGGAGGATATCTTCCTAAAGCATACGGTGGAGCAGAACTGTTTAGTCCAACTAATATGATGTCTCCAATGAGTGGGGGAACTCCATGGGGAGCTATTGGTGGAATAGGTTCTAGTGTTGCTGGTAATCTAACAGGAAATGATGGTGGTGGACAAATAGGTGGTGCTCTTGGTGGTGCTGCTGGTTTTGCTATTGGTGGACCAATGGGAGCAGCAATTGGACAAACATTAGGAACAGCTGTAGGTGGATTGGTAGATACAAATGATAGAGATCAAAGAAAAGCAGAAGCTAAAATAAAAGCTAATACTAACAGAATGGTTGCTTCTCAATATAGAGAATCTTTACAACAAGGACCATTTGGTTCATATATGAAAAATGGTGGATACATGAATCCTGAATATAATCCACAAGTGATTACAATGTTTGGTGATGTGAATGAGCAAGACTTTGCTGATTACGCACATAAAGATGAGTTCAGAGCTGGTGGACATTTAAAAGCTTACAGAGAACCTAGTGAAAGAGCTATGCAAACATATGATATGGGTGGTGAACTTAAAACTCATTGGGGTGGATATGCTGAACCTATGTCTGAAAATCCATACCTACCTGGTACTGGAGAAACTGTAATGTTTAGAGGAAAGAGTCATGAAGAATATTCTCCTAATGGGGAAACAGGTATTGGTATAACTTATGGAGATAACCCTGTAGAAGTGGAAAGAGGAGAACCTGCTGTAAAATTAAAAGATGGATCTTCAGGAGAAGAGAGTCTTGTTGTATATGGTAATTTACAAATTCCTAAATATGGTGTTGATTTATTAGAAGATAAGAATGCTAAAGGTAAGAAGTTTAAAAACTATGTATCTGATCTTTCTAAAACAGAAGTTAAACAAAACAAATTAATTGATAAATCAACTGATGAGTTAGATCGTCTTGATGTAAAGAATTCATTTGATAAATTAAAACTTTCTGCATTAGAAGCAAATATCAAAGGAGGAAACATGAAACTTAAATCTATAGCAGATAAGAAAGTGAAAGCTGCTGATTTACAAAATGCTATCAATGAGACAGCAGAAGAATATGGATTGATAGCTGATGATCTTGCAAAAGGTAAAGTTAAACAAGATAAAAAAGCTATGAATATAAGAGAAGCAATGTTTGGTACAAAACTAACTAAAGCACAAAATGGAGTTGTAGAAAATGGAAAAGTTGATCTATCTGAGTATGATACTAATACAATTAAGAATATTCAAGATGCTATCAGTGAAGGAAAAGGAGCTGAATGGTTTGGTGAAGAATATAATAAAGAATTTGGTCCTAAAACTTTAAGAAATTATATAGATAAGACATTAGTAACTATGATGAATCAATATCCACAATCAACTTATAGTTCTATTGGTTATGACTTTGATCCTGATATGAAAGATGACTATGTTAAAAAATATGTAAAAGAAAAATTCTATAAAGATGGAAACTTTAAAATACCTACTAAATTTGAAGCTGATGCTTTAGGTTTAACTCCAGAAGGATATAAGTATATAGGAAAAAACAAACCAGTAGTAAACAATACACCAGTAGTAAACAATACAGAAAATAGAGTTGTAAAAGGAAGAGAAGATAAATTGGACTATTCTACAGTTGGTAATTCACAAGGTGGTGGTAAAAAATTAAAATCTGTTTCAGCAATGAAAGAGGTTCCTAAAGGTCAAAAAAGAAATGAACAAACAGGACTATATGGAAATGTAACTCCTGAGATGTTTGAAAAAATGAAAGAGAAAAACTCTTGGTATGATTGGGAAAATTTTGACCCTAGTGATGAAAAAGATGTATATGACTTTCAAGGTAAATTCAATAAACTAGCTAGAGCTTTTGGTGAAAAAGGTATTCAATACGATGGTGATTTTGGTGAACAAACAGCAAGTGCTGATTCAAGTTGGTTTAAATCAAGACAAAGAGGTAAAGCTTTAACTACACCTGCTGTTAAATCTACATCAACTACTGATAACAATGATGATGATGCAACGTTTGAAACAGTCCCATATCAAAGAAGTAAGTTATTAGATATATTTGGAGAAATACTTCCATACATAAGACCTACGGATCAAGAAGCATTGAATCCTAGACAACTAATGGGAGAGACGTATGCTATGTCAACTAATCAATTAGAACCTGTACAAGCAACACCATACACTCCACAATTAAGAGTTCCTTATGATATAAGTAGACAAGCAGCTAAGAATGATTTAATTGCACAAACAAGAGCTGCACAAAGAATGGCTCAAGGAAATCCTGCTATGCAAGCAGCAATTGCTGCACAGGCATACAATCCTATGCAACAATTAAACGAGCAAGACTTCATAGATAATCAAAGAATGAAGGATGCTGTTTATTCTGGAAACATTGCAACATTAAATGATGCAGAGTTAAAGAACTTAGCAATCTATGATCAACAATATACAAGACAAGAACAAGCTAAGAGTAACACTAAAGCTACAGCACAAGCAGCTCTTAATTCTATATCTGATAAGTATGCTAAGAATGCACTTGAGAATAGAACATTAGGTGTTTATGAAAACTTATACAACTATAGATATGATAAGTCTGGTAGAGCAATTAACATGAACGCTCCTTTTCAACCAGAGATTCCTTATATATATGGACCTAATGGAGAAATTACTCATAAAAAAGTTTATGATAAAAGTGGTAAAAATATTATTGGATATCAACCAGTTACTAAAGAAGAGGCTGCTAAAGTTCCACAACAAAGCAAAACAAAATCTATTGATTCAAAAGAAGATGTTTCTGAAAATGAATATTCTCCAATAAGCGAAGATGATATAATGTATCAAGAAAGAAATGGTGGAAAAACAAAGAAGAAAAAATACTCACAAAGCTCAATTGTAAGAGCATTTAAATAATAAAATTAATTATAAATACTTACGTAGCATGAAAGATTTATATTGTATAGTATAATTATTTCTGTTACATTTGCTAATCAATAAATATTATGGCAAGTTTCACTGACTCAATACCTCAATTTAATCCTTACGTACAACAATTGCCTGTAGAGGCAATGGTTCAAGTAGGTATGCAGAAACAGAAGCAATATGATGAGGGTATACAAAAAATACAAACTAGTATTGATAACATTGCTGGATTAGATGTAGCTAGAGATGTAGATAAGGCATATCTACAATCTAAGCTTAATCAACTTGGTAATGATCTTAGAACAGTAGCTGCTGGAGATTTCTCTAATTTCCAATTAGTCAATTCTGTAAGTGGGATGACTAATCAAATAATCAAAGATCCTAATGTACAAAATGCTGTAAGCTCTTCTGCTAGAAGAAGAAAAGAATACGAGTTTATGGAAGAAGCTCGTAAGAAAGGTGAACTTACACCAGAGAATCAAGCTTATTTTACAACAAGAGATAGTGAGTGGACAAATAGCACAGATCTAAAACAATCATACAATGCTAGATATGTTCCTTATTTTGATGTATTGAAACATGCAAAAGAAACAATTGATGGATTGAAAATAGATAACTTTAGTTTTGATGAGATTTATCAAAAAGGGCCAGATGGTAAGTATGTTACAGATGCAAAAGGAAATCTTGTTTTAAGTCCTGCAATGACAAGAATTAAAGAAGAAGGATATTTACCTGGTAAACTAGAAGCAGCAATTGATCAAATATTTAATGATCCAAGAGTTAATCAACAATTAACCATCTCAGGTGAGTATGCTTATAGAGGAGTTAGTCCTGATCAACTTGCCATCTCTGTAACATCTGAAGCAAATAAGATTAAAGAAAAGTATGAAGATAAATTGGATGAGTTGAATATACAATTACAACTAGATCCAAATAGTGATGAGATAAAAGAACAAATAACAAATACAGAATTATCTATTTCTAAACTTGGAGAAAATCTTGCACAAACAGGAGAAATACTTTCTTCTAACCCAAATGCTATTAGAGCTTCTTTATACAAAAATAAAACTAAAGATAACTATACAGCAATGTTTGATGTTTCTAAGACAAGTAAAGAAAAAATGGCTAACCCTGATTGGGAGGCTAATTTTAAATTACAACAAGAAGCTAATAGAGTCAATGAGTTTTCTCAAAGAGAAGCTAGAGAAAGATGGCAATTCAAACAAGAGTATGAGCAAAAAGAAAGATTTAAGGTTATTGATCAAAAAACTGAATTAGAAAAAGCCAAGCTCAAAGTAGGTGCTGCTGCAGACATAATGACTCCAGAATTAAATCAAGATTCTGAATCTCAAGATTTTAATGATATTATGTATCACACTAATCAAGTTGAGGACGCTGCTTTAAATATGAAAAATAATCAATTAGAGTTGATATGGCAATCTGTTTTTGCATCTGGAAATGAAGCAAGATTATCTAGTGAAATGAAAAAACAATACAACGGTGCTCCTATTACAAGAACACAAGCTATTGAAAATATATTAAAGGTTACAGCTAAGTCAAAAGGTAAATCATATGATGATTATGTTTTATCATTAACTTCAAGAGTACAAGGTTCATACAACACTCCACAAGCAAGAATGCAGTTGAAAAAACAAAATCCTGCTTTATACGATCAGCTTAATTCATATGATGAAGCTAATAAGAATTGGAAAATACAATCAACCATTGATAAAAATGTACAAGAAAATTCAGATGGAACTTTTCTTGAAAAAATGAACAGTATTCCTTTTCAAGAAAAGAACATTCGTATTGGAGACAGAACATATACATTAACAAAAAGAGATGCTATAGATCTAGCTATCATAGGAAAATATGAAGATAAAGATTGGAAAGCAAAAATAATAGGTACAGAAGAAGCAAAAGTTTTTAACACAAGATATCAAGCAGCAAAATCTAGACTTGAAAGAAGTGGTAAAGGTGAGCTTGTAGAAAACTGGATATCAAGTTTTACTCCTTCAAAAGAGAAAAGAAAAATTCTAGATAAAAAAATACAAGAAGACTTAAATAAGTATGGAAGAATTAACACTGTTGGTTTCATGACTCCATACTATGTAAAAGATTCTGGATTCAGAGATATTTATAAATTCTATGATAGCATAACTAATGATAGTTTTAAAGATGATAGTGAAAAAATTGCATCATCAATAAGAAAATATAGATCTGTAGTACCTAATGTATCAGGATCTTTTACAACAGGAGATGATAAGAGTGACAAAATTCTTCTTGAGAACTTGAGAGGTATTGCAAATACTTATTCTAAAAATAAAAATGCTATTGGACAGAATGCTGATGAGGTTATTAATGGGATAAAAGCCATTAAAAACTTCCAAGAGCTTCGTTCTGCAAATATAATTAAAGGAGTTGAGAAAGATGCTTCTGGAACTCCTACACCATTTATACAGATTGGAGATAATAAGTTATATTTAAATTCTCAAGAGTCTCAGAAATTTGGAGTAAATCCTAGTTCAATCTATGATGATGAAGTAGTGCTTGCAACAGAGAGTCTTATTAACTCAAATAATGGAAAGAGTTCTTATGGTGATATAAATAAAACATCAACATATAGACAAGAGTCTGCTCCTATGGATAATACAGATTTTCCTTTCTTAACAGGAACAAACTATGTTGTGAAAGTTAATTTTAAAAAATCTCGAAATAAATATTATCCCTACATATATATCAACAATGGAAAAGTTGATAAAGTTATTCCTATAGAAGCATCTGATGCTAACTTAGGAAAATTAATGAGAGAGGTATTACCTTCTTATGTTTCACCTCCAGTACTAGAGCAATTACTAAATAAATATTAATTATTTTATTTATGGAAAATAATCCTTTTGAAAATACAAATCCATCTACTGAAAACTTTATAAATAGACCAGCTGTTGCTTTAGGACTTCCTAAAACACCAAATGTCCCATTTCCAAATTTAAGTCAAGGGACTCAAGAAAACACAGATCCTATGGATTTGTTTAAAAGCTTATTAAACAATACTCCTGATACTAAAATTTCAGCCATCCCTCTTTCTTCTTTTTCTAGAGATTCTAGATATTCAAGAGGAACAAGACCTGGTGATGATTGGGAAGAAGCATATGCTCAAAATCAAGAGTGGTATGAAAAAGCATTTAATGGTACAGTTAAAGGATTAAATCTTGCAGCAACAACTGTTGCAGGAGGATTTGGTACATTGTATGGATTAGGTTCAGCTATGATTAATGGAGATGCTACTAAAATATTTAATAACTCTGTAAATCAAGAATTACAAGCTTGGAATGAAAAAGTAGATGCTGAGTTTCTTCCAAACTTTTATACACAAAGAGAACAGAATGCACAGTGGTGGGAAAAGGATAACTGGATGACTTCTAATTTTTTATTTGACAAACTTATAAAAAATTCAGGATATGCTGTAGGGGCAATGGTTGGTGGTAATATTGCTAATGGATTGTTAAGTAGAGCAGGTACTGCTATTGGTGGAACTGCTGCATCTTTAGCAACTAGATCACAAATGTCTCAAGCATTTAAACTATTCACTCCACTATTAAGAAATACATCAAGAGCTTTTTCTAGAGGAAAAAATATTGAAGCTGCAGGTATTTTGACTTCTGAACTTTCTTCTATTGCTGATACAGCAAGACGAACTAGTGAGATAGCTAAAATAATGAATACTTCTTCGCAATTTGCTAAATTTGGAGATACTGGAAGAAGAGGGCTTGTTGCTTTATATTCTTCGACAGGAGAAGCTTCTATGGAAGCACTTCTTGGAGGAAATCAATTAAAAGAAAAATTGATAGAAGAATATGTTAATGAAAATGGTAAAGAACCATCAGGACAGGATTTAGAAAATATAGAAAATACAGTTAGAGAATTTGGTAAAACTTCTTTCTTTGGTAACCTTGCATTATTAGGTGTTACAGAATATGTACAGCTTCCTTACTTGGCAGGTTCTTCTTGGAAAAATACAAGAGCTGCTATTAGAAATAGTACAGATGATGTTATTAGAACAGGAGGGAAATTAACAGAGGCTGCTCCTTCTCCAACTAGGTTTAATAAATTATATAAGGGTGCTAAGAAAGTTGGAACATATGTTTTTGATCCTAAAGAGGCAGGTCAAGAAATTGGTCAATACGCTCTTGAAGTTGGAGCATCTAACTATTTTGAAAAAGCTAATAGAACAACTGCAGCAGAAGATTGGGTTGATGCCTTTTTATCATCTACAGTGTATAGCTATGGATTATATGGAAGAGATGAAAAAGGTGAAGGAGTTGGTGCATTAGTTTCAAAAGAAGGTATAGAAAGTGGTATTCTTGGAGGTATTACTGGAGGAGGAATGCAAGCTTATGGAAACTATAAACAAGATAAAATTAGAAAAAGTAATACAGAAAAACTTATAGAAGCTTCAGAGAAAGCACCTTTATTGAAAGATGTTCTTATTGATAGAATGAAAACTGTAAATAGAGGGGTTGTATTACAACAAGAACAACAAGATGCTGCTTTGCAAAATGATATTCTTGAATCAAAAGATTTGAAAACTGATCTCATGTTTAATTATGCAATGCATAAAATTAAATATGGAAGAAAAGATCTTGTGATTGATGAGATAAATGAAATGAAAAAAGAAGTTCTTTCTAGCGAAGATGGTTTTGCTAATCTTCAAGAAGAGGGAATGGGAAACATTAATGATCAGAAACAACAATTTCTTGATAGATTAACAGAGATAGAAACTTTTGTAAACAATCTTGATGATGTTTACGAACAATTAAATACTACATATGGTTCAGAAACTTTTACAGATGAAGATACTGGACAAGTTTTTAGAAAGTACTCTGATGATGTAATTGAAAAACTTTCATACACTGCAACAAAAATTATAGATTACGATAAACGTATTCCTGAATTATCTTTAGATTTATTAAAATCAAATATCAACGTACAAGAAATAATAGACTCTGAATTATCTAATGATACATCAGTAGCACTTGCTAAACAGTTATATGAAATAGATGAATCAGATAGTTTTAGTAATGTAATTAATAAAGATAATACAAAACAAGGACTCAAAGATGTAATAGAACTTTCTCAAAGAAGAAAATATTATGTTAATGAGTATAAAGATCTTTTAGCTAATCCTCAAAACTATACATCTACTGGAGAGAAAAAAGAATTCACACCAGAAGGAAAGAAGACTAGAACTACTCCTGCTGATAAAAATAACTCACAATACTTTTCTAAGAGTAGAAATAAATTTAAATCAGATAAAAGAACTTACGAAGATATTGTAAATCAATATGGTGAAGGGGAGAAGAGTAAGTATGAAGTGTTAGAAAAGATTGCTAACTCACCTTATGCTACTACTCTTGAAAAACAATTAGCATCAGCTTTCTTAAACTTTACTAGTAGAGATAGTAAAATTATATTAGGTGATAGAACATTATCTACACCTGGAGTTTCTCAACGTGGAGCAGATGCTAACTCAGCAATAAGTAGAATTAATTATGAAGCTGTTGCTTCAGATTATGAAAACACTGGGAGTATGGTTTTAGAACATGTATTGTTACATGAGATAGGACATGACTTAACTACATATGCATTGTCCGATACAAACGGACAGTTCTATAAAGAACTAGAACCATTGTTTCAATTTGTAAAAGAAACATTTAAGAATGATCCTAACAAATATGCTGAAGCTGGATTGATTAAAGATGGTGAATATTACGCATTCAAAAACATATATGAGTTTGCAACAGAAGCTTTATCTAATAGAGAGTTTCAAAGATATCTACAAACTATTCCATATAAAGGTACAAAGACTTCTACATGGGAAGCATTTGTTAATTCATTAAAAACATTCTTCAGAAGATTGTTTGGCACTAATAACGAAACATTATTAGAAGAAACTATTGCTGTTATAACAAACAACATAGATGAAACATACAAGTCTGTAAAAGAAAAGAATGCTGCTATAGAAAAAGAAGAGCAAGCATTACTTGCTACTAAGAATGAGATAGATAGAGAACAGGATAAGGTAGAACTTAACTCTGGTGAGATTGCTACGCCTGCACCTACAGAAACTACTACAGCAGAAGAGATAGTAAAAGATGATGAGAGTTATTTAAAGAGTTGGAAAGATTTCTATATATCAGGTACAAGTGAATCTGAGAATGATCAGAATCGTGCTAATGCACCTCAACATGTTAAGAACGCTAGACAGTTTTTAAACAACGTTAAGAACTTTAAAAATGTACGTAACATAGGTGCAATACTAGTTACACCAAACAATCAAGCAGCATTAGGATTAGAAGGACTTACAGACTTACAGTTTGGTAGACCTACCACTGCAGAAGATAAAATCAACGATGTTGATACTGGATTTGTTGCACAAGTATTTGTAGAACATGAGAATGGTAAAACATTCTTTGTAGATAAAGATGGAAATAGAATTGGTGAAGTGGGTACACAGATTGATATCAATCAAGCTATCTTCCAAGCTATGCCTACAACAGATCTTTATTACAACTATACAGATCCTAAAACTGGACAAAGAGTTCCTAGATACAGACAAGGTGAAAAAGAAAACCTTGAGTCTGCAGCTAATGGTTGGAGACAAGAGAGAGCTAATTTATTTGCAAACAGCAACGGTCAATATAAAGTGTACCAGATTAATGTTTCTAGAGGATTACCTATTATTAATAAAGTTAATGGTCGTTATGAAAGAAATCAAGTTGGTGGAATATTGATTCCTGAAAACAGAATATCTTCTCAAGCAGGACTTCTTCAAATAAACACTGCTGGGTTTGTTTCTCATAAAGGAAAGAATATATCATTCAAACAAAAAGGAATACCTATTCTACAATATGATGATACGTTAGAAGTATTAAACAATACTATATTAGGTAAAGAGAAAGCTAACTCATTGTATCAAGTGATCAAAGCTTTAGCTAATGATATCAAAGAAAAATCTGTATCTGGTAAACCGTTAGATATAAATGTAAACTATCTAACTTACTTACAGAATGTTTTATACTTACGTAAGAGTGCACAAACATCTGGTAACCAATTCTTTATTGATACAAACAAAAGAACTATTTCTTTAGGTGGTGTAAACTATCCTATTGTAGATATTGAGAATAAAGAAGCTGAGATGGTAAAACAACTTAGTGATACATATCATAGCATCAATAGTAAAACTATAAAAGATGTTAGTAGTAAGTTCTATGAGTATACAGGAGATACAAATGCTAAAGGAGAACTTGTAGCTAGAGTTTGGAAAAACTATCAATCATATTTGTTATCATCAAAAATGCCTGATGGTAAAGCTTCACGCACTAGTGAGAACACACCACTTACAACTAAAGTGGCTGCTCCTACAGAAAGTGTTCCTTACTCTTTCATGCAGAAGTATGCTACATTGATCGATTATGATCTTCCACTTATTAAACCTGCTCCTGTAGTAAAAGCAGCAGTTGTTGCTAAACCAGTTGTTGGTAATGCTATTGGAGAATATGTGATGGATGGTAAGACACCACAAACATATCAGTTTGCAAGTGGTCCTGTTGAGTTTACAGGAACATTAGATGCTGATGGTAACATTGCTGTAGATCTAACTGTTAACGATACAATTACTACTGCTGCAAGTAATCCAGATATATTGAATACAGTAGACACTGTATTACAAAGTATCGATAAATATGATCCAGAAGCTAGTGATGAACAACGTGTGGTAACATTTGTTGGTGATAAACTTATTGCTGCATTAAAAGAAATACAGAACACACAACAAGTAGAAGAAGCTCCTGTAGTTGAAGAAGATAATGTTTTAAAAATAAATCAAACAGAAAAAGGTGATGTTAGAATACCAACAGAAGAAGGTAGCAGACGAGTTTATATAAATTCTCCAGAGTTTAAAGAAGTTGTTGAACAATTATCTGGAGAACAAATTGAGAAATGGAAAAATTGGTTAAAAGGAGAATTAGCAGATATTCCTAATAGAATAGAAAAAGAAACTAAAAGAAGTTCTAAAGATTATCAAGGAAGCAATGCAGGATTAAAAGCCATTAGACAAACAGAACAAGATTATAAAAATACATTAGCTGCCTTAGAACAACCTACAGATAAGAAAGCTGATATAGAAATAACAAATGATACTTCTGATAAATCATATGTAAATCCTTCAAAAGTTAAAGATTTAAATGAAATACTTAAAAGTAAAATAACAACTAATCCTCACCGTAATGGTTTTAAGTTTAAAATAATTAATAATCAAATAGAATTTACAGGAACAATAGATTTTGAAAATGGTAATTTTACTCCTATTAAAGGTTTTATTCCAAATACAATTGCAAAAGATTATATAGATGCAATATTAGAAAAAGATAAAGCAATAGCTGAATGGAATAAACTAGGTATGACACACGGTAAAGAGGATTACCTTAGAGGAGTAGATGCTTTTGTTGCAGTTAAACGAAGAGAGTTAAGTGAAAAAATTTTAAATAAATTAAAAGAAAATGCAGAACTATCTGCTTTAGAAACTGGAGAGAAAACAGATAACATTGATGTAGCTGATACAGAGTTTCCTCAAGATGATTACATGAGAGTTGGACCTTCTGTTGAAGAAGCAATGACTAATGAAGAACTTGAAATATTAAAAACATTCCAAGCTGAAAACCTTCCTGGTGTTCCATTAGAAGTGTTAAATGATCTTGTGGATACATTTGATGGTGAGAAAGCATTTGGTGTATACGTTGATGGTGTAGCTAAGTTCTACAAAGCTGGACCAAGAACAGTTGGTTATCACGAGTTGTTTCACCCTATATGGCAACACTTCTTATCTCCTGATGAGAGAACTGCTCTTGAAGAAGAGTTTAGAAACAAAGCTGGACAGTTTATAGATAGAGCTTCTGGTAAGAAAATCAATTATGCTGATGCTACAGATGAACAAATAGAAGAAAGATATGCTGATGACTTTGGTGAATTCAAAGTGGGTAAACTTCCTGCTAGATCATTGAGTGAATTAGTTCTTAGATTCTTTAGAAGAATTATTAATTTCTTTAAAGCTAACAACTCTAACCCTTCATTAGCTAAAGAGCTTTTCGAAGCTATTGATGCTGGTAAGTATAAAGAATTCACTATCTCTGAAGCACAAAAGAAAGGACCACCTACATATAGTAGAATCCCTGGTATAACAGAAACACAAGCTTCTGAATATGCACAGGATATGTTTGCTCGTGCTGCACAGTTTATATTTGGTGATAACAAGAAATACATCTATGATTTACAACAAATCACAGGTGCTCAGATATACAACCAAATCAAACAAGCTTATATCAATGAAAAGAAATATGAGCAGTTAGGAGAAGAACGTTTCAATGCATTGTTTGCACAAGCAAAACAATTATTACGTACAATCGGTGTGAACTTTAATGAAGAAGATCTTGTAGATATCAATGATGAGAATGTAACTAGTGTTGGTTATTCTCAAGAAGCATTTACAACTGATTGGAAAAAGACTTCTCCATTTGCTATTAAGTTTGTTGCTGCCACACTTCCAGAAGTGATGCCTACTAATCAACAAAATGCTACTAGCTTAAACTTACCACAGAGAGCATTCTCTTCTGTTAAAGGATATAAGGTGGCTAACTTCAGTAGAGTGTTTGCTACGTTATTAGATAAGATATCTAATACAACAAGTATTGGTAAAGCAGTTAACAAGTTAGTTGACCTTGCTAAATACGATGCTACATATGTTAGATTCTTCCAACGTGTTGGAGGTGATCTTGATACAGGAACTATTCCTTTTGAACAATTCAAAGCTGAAGACTGGAGATTATTTATAAACTTCTACCAAGCATTCACTAAACAAAAACCAAATGCTCTTGTACAATATGTTGTAGGAACAGAAGTATACACTGCTCCTGCTAATCAGTTTACAATAACTAAACAAGTTGAACAAGATTGGTTTAGTCAAATGAGAGCATTAGCTAAAACTCGTGAGGGATTAGTTAGATTTAATAGTGAAACTAAAACATATCAAGTTAATGCTGACTCACCTTTGTTTCCAAAAACGTTACCTAAGACACCAGAAGAAATGATTAATTTCTTAAAGGATTTAGGTATCACATTCACTATGGCTGATTACTTAAGATTAAAATCTCAACCTCAATCAGGAGAACAAACTAGTCAAAGACAACAGTTTGGTGATGCTGTAGGTGAGATATATAACTACTTACCACAAGCTAAAGACATTGGTACATTAGATGGTAAGACATTAAAGATTAATAAACAAGTTTCTAAGCTTGCTTCACTACAAGTTAAAGTGGACAATCCTAACCAGGAGAATACATTGATTGGTGTTGAGGGTAATAAGAAACAAGTTTATTCTGATAACAATGCTCCTTCAGTTTTTGAGAATGTATTTAATGATTCTCAAACAATAGAAGACTTGAAGAAAGCAAGACCAGAACTTAATGATGTATTCTCTAAAAATGCTATTACATTTAAAAAAGGTGGATTATTCTTCAATGATCTAGGAGATAGATTTAAGATGATAAAAGTTTCTTACATCGAAGGTAAGAAATCTATTGATAGTAATAAAGGAACTACTACTAGTAAACTAACTGAAGGTCAGAGATGTACACAAGAAATAAATCAAAACCTTAATGGAGATTATTATATACTTATCCCTGCAGATGGATCTACAGAATGGATGATGAACCTTGGTAACTATATATCATATACAAATGTTGTAGGTGGTAGAGCTATGGATGAGATACATGAAATCTTTAGAGGATATTTAGATGATGATATTGCATTAGCTCGTGATTGGAAGAGTAGAAGATCTCTTGAGAACGTTGGAGCTAAAGCTAAAGAATTACGTTTCTTTAAAGAGATATTAGAAGACTATGCTCCTAAGCAATTAGAAGAACTTAATATAATGATAGATGATGCAGCTGCAACAGACGCTGAGTTTGAAGATTATATTTCTAAGAACATTGATGCTATTAATACAGCTATAGATAAAACTCTACAAGATCTTGTTAATGGTACAAGAGATATACTTCTTAATTATGGTGAGATAGTATCTGCAGTTAAGAAAAGTAATGATGCAGAAAATATGTATTCATATGCTGGACTTGATAGTGGTTTTGTTATGAAAGAAGGAATCAATAAGTTAAAGATGACTGAGACTCAACTTAATAATACATTGATGTTTGTAAATGCAAACAACTATATCAATAACATTGAGTTTCACAAAATATTATTTGGTGATCCATATCAGTTCAAAATTAAAAATGGACAGTTAGATGCGACAAAAAGATATAAATCATTCTATTCTCCAAGAAGAACTACGTTCAACAGTGCTGAATATAATACATTCTTGAATAGTCAAAATGAAGTGGATGGTATACAACTAACTCCAGAAGATTATGGATATCATGATAATAAAGATTATGCTACTACAGTAACATTAAAAGATGTTGAGCTTGATACAGACAACTATACAGGTGTTAATGAAGCTGATGCAATCTCATTGATGTCAGATGTAGCTTATAGAGAAGTTAAGAATAAAAATGGACAGTGGTCTGAAAATGCTGAAGCTTGGCACCAATGGCAAATGGCTTTAACTAGATATGCTCTATCTAACAAAGGAGTGTATAAGTATACTAACAAACAGTTAAAAGCTTCTGATGAGAAAAGATTATTAGAAGAAGAACCTGAATATGTAATTGATATTACTAAACCAATTGTATCTGGTAGTCAGTTTAATGAAAACCAGATTAAGCTTGTATTAGATAAAACATCTCAAATGCCTTTATATTATAGTGCTGTACAAGGTACTAACCTTGAGAAGTTGTATATTAAAATGTTTAACGAGAAGATTGACTATGTTATCATGGAAAGTGGTAGAAAGGTTGGTATTGAAAAAACACACAGTCTTTATAATCAAGATGGTTCATTCAATGATGCTCCATTTGCTCCAGATACTCAAGTGCTAGTACCTTGGAGTATTAATGGTATTCAAGTTGAAACTGCATATGAAGGAGGAACTGAACAAACTAGAGGTTCTCAACCTACTAAGATTGTTACTATGGATATGTTTGACAATGGTGAAGAAACTATTGAAGGAGCTAAAGAAGCATTTGAAGAATACAACAAAGCTCTTAAAGATCTTGATGATAATGCATATGTAGAACTTTTATCTAAGTTTGGTGTAGAAGATCTTGGTGTTGGACAATTTGAATTGTTAGATCCATCAATCATAGCTAAGACTCTTGAGAATGAAATGTTTAGAAGAAAGCTTTCAAACAATGCCAAAGAAACTATTCAGTTAGATGAAAATGGTCAACAAAGAATTCCATATGAATCTTCTCCTGCATACAAACAGATTAAAGATATCATCTATTCAATGATTAACAAATCATTGGTGTCTCCTAAAATGAATGGAGGAGGATATACACAAGCTGCTGTAACAGGATGGGAGAGTGCTGAGCAAGGAAGAGGTATTGCTATAAAAGAAAAAGATGGATATAGAAAACTATCTAAAGAAGAATTTGAAGCTTTGCCAGCAGATCAAAAAAGTAAAGTGGTTCTTACTAGTGATAGACTTCACTTCCCTACAAAAGAAGATCCTTACTTAGAGGTGATGCTTCCTAACTGGATGAAGAAATCACTTAAAGGTAAATTTAAAAATAATGCAGATCTTATTAGAGAATTAAACAGACCTGAGAACCAAGGAATTCTAAGAGGTATTGCTTTCCGTATCCCTACACAATCTATGTCTTCTATGAATGCTATTAGAGTGGTAGGGTTCTTACCAGACTATATGGGTAAAACTGTTATTGTTCCTTCAGAGATTACATCTCAAGCAGGATCTGACTTTGATATTGATAAACTTAACATGTATCTTAAATCAGTATATGTAGATGAGAATGGAAGACTTCATGCAGTTGATTACAAAGGATCTGAGAAAGCTACTAAAGACTTCTATGGTAAAGTGTATGATGGTACAATCAAGAAAAGCATTGAGAAAATTTCTAACAATGATGAGTTCAGAGCTCAGTTACTTGATGTATTAAATGCGTTTGAACAAACAGACATTGTAGTATCTAAAGAACAAAGATTGTTCTATAAAAATCATGAGGACATTATTAATGAAATAATCTCTCAAGCTGATGGATTAGATGTATTACCTTCTGAGTATATGACTAATCAAATAGATGCTCTTGCTAAGAAAACAGAAAGACTTAATTCTGAGTTACTTAATAAAGAGATGAAAGATAAGTATGTTAAGAACATGTACAAGAAAGCTCTTGAGAATAGATACTTTGATGCATTTGAAAAACTTATCACGCTTCCTGGTAACTTTCAAAACTTAATTACGCCTGTTGATGATGCTGGATTAAAAGATATATCTATTGAGTTAGATAGAATGAGAAATAATACAGATGAGAAGATTAAAAATAGAATCATCAATAGAAACTATTTAACAAGACTAAGACATGCATTCCTTACTGGTAAGAGATGGATTGGTATTGCTGCAGTAAACATTACAGGACACGCTCTTGCACAAAGAATGAAATTAGTAATGGACATTGATAAGGTGGCTAACTTTCTTCCTGATGCAGATCGTTTCTTCTTAGGAGATCGTAAAATTAATCTACCACACAATACAACTAATATTGATGGTAAAGAATATACATCTCTTTCTGGAACTAAGACAGCAGATGGATCTGATAAGTTTATTTCTAATAGACTTTCTGGATACGCAACTTCTGTTGTGGATATTGCAAAAGATCCATACATCATGAAGATTGTTAAATCTGATTCTGCTATTAGTACGTTCATGTTCTTAGAAAGAATTGGTGCTGGTCAAAATGCAATATGGTTTATGAACCAACCAATTGTTATGGAATACCTTAGTTCTCTTGAATCTAAAGGGAGTAAGTTCTTATACAATACAAAAAACATCAATGCTACAAGAGCTAAGTTTGGTCTTTCTAAAGTGGGAAGTAAGTATGCAAAAGAAGAAGTGTATAATGTAGATTCATTAAAATCTAACATTGAAACTTATGCCAATAACAAAAATAAAATGTTGAGTGAGGTACAGAATAGAGAACAAGGAGCAATCCTTACAGATTTCTTGAAGTATTCTAAGATGGCTGAATACAGCTTTAAGTTTACACAAGCTACAAACTATGATACAACTAAGTTTAAAAACTCTGATGTATTTAATAGAAAGTCAACTAAAACAGATATAGCAAGAGATTTAAATATATTCACTTCTATAGATGAATTATTAGATTCAAGCTCAATTGGTAATCAAAAAAGATTAATAGACTTAGCAATGAAAGCTGTTGGTTCAATTGTTAAACTTGAACAAGAAAGATTTGTAGATATAACTAATAAAGTATTGAACTCATTTGAGAAACAAGACTTTATAGGTGATGATGATTTCTCTAAGATTGCTAGTAAAGCTAAAGCATCGTTCCTTGATTTCATTATACAAACTAAATCAGGACTTAACTCTAGAATATTAGAACTAACTACAGGAGATAATTCTATTGCTGAGCAATTAGCAAAAGCTAAGGTGAAGTATCCTGGAATGAAATTGTTACAAGATCTTGTTCCAGAATCATCTAAGAAAGTTGATGGTGCACAAACTATCAAACTTAAAGTGAACTTGAAAGAAGCATATGATGAGAACTTGTATGTAGAGATGATGAGAGAGTTAAGAGAGTTAGATCCTGAGTTGTATAACAACATTGTTAAGGTGGCTCTTCTACAAGGTACTTATCAGTCTCCGTTATCAATCAATAACATTATTCCTTTAGAAGATTATTCTAAAGAGATTAAACCTATTATAGATGGATTGATTGATAATGCTGATACAGAATATTTTGCTAATGGAGGAATGTTCCAAAAGAATAATTTTAAGGATGAACAGATAGTTCCTACAATTACTCCTAGATTTACATTTCCAAGAGATGAAAATTTTGAAGAGATTGAAATTATATTAGGAGAAGATCCTTTTGGTAATGATGTATATCAATATCAAACTGAAATGTTTGAAACTAAATTTGATGATGCTGAAAACAAAAGATTAGTCTTGACATTAAGTCCTATGTTTGATATGGGTAATGGAGCAAACAGTGATTTTGTTAAAGTGCCTAGAGTGTTTGTAAACAAAAAAGGTGAGAACGTAGATCTTATCACTGGTAAAACTATTAGTTCACAAGCTATGAAAGCTATGAGAATGCAAGGTAACACTTCTCTAACAGATTACTATGGATATCAGAAAGTTAAATACTCAAATGGTCAACCATTATTAAACTTTGAAGGTAGATATGTATACAAACTAGTTAACTTACTTGGTGATGGTAATATAGTTTCTGAATACTATTTAGATGGAAGACCTTCTGTTCTTAACAACGGTACAATTAAAATAGATCAAGAGCTTTCTGATGCAAAAATTATTGGATACTTCGATGGGAATATTACAGAAGATGTTGTATCTTTACCAACAGAAGAAGTGGTTGAATCTACAAGTAATCAAGTTGTAGCAAGTGTTCCTCAAAACAAAGTGTCTGGAGTTGAATCATATGGTTCTTTAGTCAGTGCAAATGATGAAGCTATTGAACTTCTAGGTCCAAATCCTCATAGTATAGATATGATTGAAGCAGGCGTAAGAACAAGAACTACAAGAAGTGATTCTGAAATGAAGAAATATTCAGTTAATGTAGGTGATGTTATACAAAACTTTGGTAAATCTGCAGATGGAACTACTAAAACTATAAATGCTAGAGTGACTGCTATTCATCCTAAAGGGTCTGAAGGTTGGAAAGGTACATGGGCTAAAGAAGGATGGAGAGCTGAAGATGTAAATGTTATAGATAGATTTAAAGATGGTGCTGCTGCTATTGAGTTTGAAGTGATTACACCTAAAGAAGAAGTTGTATCTTTACCTACAGAAGTTATAGCTGAACCTACACAGACATTCAGTGGAGAAAAAATAAATATCTATGCAGGTACAGGAGAGAATGCTGAGTTAAGCAACTTTGCTAATAGACCTTTTAAAGAAGATGGTGATTTATCAGAACTTTATAAAGATATAACTGGAAATGTATTAGTATTTAATACAGTAGAAGGTGCATATCAAGCTTATAAAATATTTTATTCAGAAAAATATTCTAATGAAGAAAAAATAAATTTATTAAATAAATTTTCAAAAAGTACAGGTAGTCAAGCTAAACAATTAGGTCAAACTATTGAAGGATTAGAAATAAAAGATTGGAATAACAATAATTCAGAAATAATGAAAGCTTTGTTAAAAAATTCTTTTGAACAAAATCCAACAGCTCTTCAAAAACTATTAGCTACAGGTAATGCTACCCTTACTCATACACAAGATAAGGGTAAGTGGGGTACTGAGTTCCCAAGATTACTTATGGAAGTAAGAGAAGAACTTAGACCTGAGCAAGTAGAACAACCAGGAGAACAATTAGATCTTTTTGAACAAGAAGATGATTCTTGGAAAGAAGAAAACAACGATGATTCTTGTGTACCATTTTAATATATAACCCATGGCAAATTGCAATGATAAGAAAAAATTTAAAACCTCAGAGGCCTCAACCAAAGCTTGGTTGAGAACTCGTGGTATTATTGATCAATTTCTTAAAATAACTGATTACAATAAATTTGTAAAGAGTAACAATGAATTATCTGCTGTTGCTGCAGATAAGTATGGAACAAAAGGTAAATTGTTTTATGAAGAGAATGGTAAAGCTGTTCCTAACAAAACATTATTTAAACAAATAGATAATGCTAAAGGAATCTTTTATCAATTAAGTGATGGTCCTATACCTTCTACTGCTTCTCCTAAAACAGTAGCCATGGTTAATGACTTTCTTGCACGTATTGGTGTAGATGTTAAAACACTAAAGAATGTTGTAGTTGATGGTATTAAACAAGATGCTGCTGGTGTTGCATTACTTTCGCAAAAACTTATTCAAGTTGTAGAAGGTAAAGAAGCCCAATCTCTTCCTGAAGAAGCTATGCACTTTGCTGTAGCAATCATTAAACAAACTAATCCTACTCTATACAAAAAGTTAATGGGTGAGATTAATAAATATGATATTCTTAATGATGTATTTGCTACATATGGACAAAACCCTATGTATCAGATAGATGGTAAACCTGATGTAATAAAACTTAAAGAAGAAGCTATTGCTAAAGTGTTAGCTGAGACAATCATTAAGAACAATGAAGGATCTACAGAAAAACCAGAGAACATTGCTAAGGTGCAAAGTTGGTGGGATAGTATTGTTGACTTCTTTAAAAACTTATTCACTACATCAGGATTTGATCAGTTGTCTATGGATATTCTAACTGGTAAAATCATTGGTACTGCAGAAGATATTAATGAACAAGAAGGTATGGCCTTCTTGCAATTAGATCCTCAAGAAGCTGTAATAAACAGAATCAAAGAAGTATCAGATAGTATAGAGAAGCCTAAAGAAGGTGGGTATAAGATTAATGGTAAAACTATTCCTAGAGTTTCTGATAAGATAGCTCAATGGTATGAAAGAATCTTCCGTGATGGAGATATAAATAAAACAGAATATCAGAAGTCTGTATTTGATTTAAAAGCTGAAAAAGGTACAGCAGGACATGCTGATCTTGAATATGCGTTTGAATTATTTGTAGATGAGAATGGATACTTAAGAGATACACCATTAGATGATACTGGATATCAATCTAGAATCAATCCTAACAATAGACAGATGTATGAGATGTTAAGAGACAATCTTAAAGAACGTCTTAACTCTTTCCCTAAAGGAACTAGATTCATGTCTGAAGCTACTATCTATAATCCTAAAGCAAACATTGCTGGTACTGTAGACTTCTTGGCTATTGCTCCAAATGGTGATGTAAATATTCTTGACTGGAAGTTTATGGATCTTGATACAGATAAATATACAGATGTTCCTTGGTATAAAAACACTGCATGGAATATGCAGATGGAACAATATAAAGGTATTTTACAAAATGCTTATGGTATAAAAGGTGAGAAGTTCAAACAAACAAGAATGATCCCTATCAAAGCTTTGTATTCAAAAGGTAATCCAAAAGAAAACATTCTTCCTGTTCTACTTAACATTAAGATAGGAGATGTAAACGTTAAGAACATTAAAGATGATTACTTACTTCCTGTTCCACTTAAAGGTGAGAAGACAGGTAAGAGAAAGATAGATGAGTTATTAGGAGAACTTAATAAACTATACAAAAAGATTTCTGATAAGAAAGTTGTTGAATCTGAGAAACTTAATAAAGATGAATTACTTAATTCATTATTCCATGCTATTAGACAATTACAAGTTAAAGAAAACATTCAACCATTAGTTAGACAATCTCAGTTGTTAAACAAACAAATTGATAAGTTAATTAATAACTATGAAAACAACTTCAAAGATCAAGATGCTAAAGCATTAAGTGAAAAAGAAGTGAATGATTTTGCTAAAGAAATTGCTGATGCACAGTTTTCTGTTAGTATATATACAGATCTTTATTCTGAACTAAAAGGATTATTGACAGAAAGTGAAGAGGATGAGAAACTTAAAAAAGAATTAAGAAGAACTTCTGAGAATGCTAAAGACTTAGAGAATGAACTAGAAACAATCTTAGAAGAATTCACAGAGAATATAATTGCTAAGAGAGAAGATATAGATAATTTCTTAGCTCCCGAGAAGGTAATTAAAGGACTTAGTAAATTGTTTTCTTCTACAGCTACATTACAAAGCAAAGCTGTTCAGTTCTTGTATAAAAAAGCCAACAGAGCGTTTGCTTATTCTGGTATGGATACATTAGCTGAAAGTAAAACTCTTGACGAATTAAAAGATAAATTTGAAGCATGGGCTAAGAGAAAAGGATTATCTTATAAAAACTACTTTGATATTATTAAGAAGAAAGATTCTAATGAACTTATAGATGAGTACAATCCAGAGTTTTACACTGATGTAAAAGCTAAAATTAAAGAAGAGTTAAAGAATGCTCCTGATGATAGAGACAGTTCTTGGATTAGAGAGAACATTGATGTTGCTGCATACAATGAACATTTAAAAGAAAAACTTGAAGAGGAGATAGAAAGAATTAAAAATAAACCAAGACTATTAACTTCTGAAGAAGCAGAAGCATTATCTAATGGTAAACTTCCTAATGAAGTGATGGTAGAAATATATAGAGCTAGAAACTTATATAATACTAGCACCACTACATCTGCAGGTTGGTTTATTTATGATGAGGTGAAGAAGTTTCCTAAGAAAGATAAATGGACTTCTCAAGAATGGAAAGAGTTAAATAAACCAGAGAATGCTCCTGCTAAAGATTTCTACGATTATATTATTAGAAAGAACAATGAGTATGCAGATCTTGGTTATATTAGCAAACAATTTGCTAGAACATTTCTTCCATTTGTAAGAAAGAATCTAGTAGAGAAACTTGTTACAGGAGGTCAAATTAAATTAGGTCAACAGTTCTTTACTGATATATCTGTAGATGAAGGTGATATAGGATACGGAGAAGTAGATCCTGATACAGGAAAAGTGGTTAACAAGATACCTAAATATTTCACTAGACCTTTAGAACAAGAAACATCTACTGATTTATTTAGAACTATGGCAATGTATAATGAAGCAGCTATTAGATATAAATATTTAAGTGAGATAGAAGATCAAGTGAATGCTGTTGTTGCTGTTGAGAAAAATAAAAAATCTATATCCACTTCTATGTTTGGTAAAACAGTTTACAAAGATGGAGTGTTACAATATTCAGAAACCAAAGGAGATAATTCTCAACTTGTAGAAGATATGATGAAAGCAATTATCTATGGACAGAAGTTTGTAGATAGTCAGATGTTTGATCAACTTTTATTTAAACTAGGAAACTGGGGAGAAACATTAAATAAAAAACTTGGTGTAAATGTATTTCCAGAAGGATTGTCTGATAGACAGTTAAGTGTAAATAAATTTATCAACCAGTTAAATAACACTTTTCAAATAACAACATTAGGACTTAATTTATTATCTGCATCTTCCAACTTCTTTGGTGGTAATGCTCAATCATTAATCAACTCAGGTAAGTATTTTACTAAGAAAGATTACTTAGCTGCAGAGATGATGATATTTATGAATAAGTTTGGTGGTACAGATCAAAAGAAAATGATTGGTGCCTTAGAGTACTTCTTACCATTAACAGATAATTATAATAGAGAGATAGCTAAAAAACTTTCATTGAATGGATTAACACAAGAGAGTATACAAGATTTCTTAATGATCTTGATGAGACAAACAGATTTAAATGTGCAAACATCTAACTTCTATGCATTCCTTAAAAACTCAATTGTACAAGATGGTAAAGTGGTTAATGCTAGAGAATATCTAAGAACTCTCCCTGAATATCAAGAGAAATACAAAGGATCTGTAGCAGATAGAAAAGCATATGAAGATAGGTTTGATCAAGAAGTGAAAAGACTTGTAGAAGAAAAAGGAGTGTTAAAAGTTGGTGAGGTTATTGATGGTAAATTTGTAATCCCTGGAGTAGATCAAAAATCTGATTCTGTTGTAGAACTTAGAAGAAAAGTTCAACAAGTATCTAAAGATGCATTAGGTAACTTATCTGAAGATGATGTTAGAATGATTAACATGAGTGTATATGGAAAATCATTCATGGTATTCAAAAACTGGATTCCTAGACTTGTTGATGTACGTATGGGTAACTTAAAATATAATTCTGCGTCTGATGCATATGAATGGGGAAGAACAAGAATGGTATTTAAAGTGTTAACAGATGAATTTAGTATTACAAATCCTGTTTCAGGACTAGGTAAGTTGTACAATTCTTTGACAGGTAATGAAAAAGGAGTTGAATATTTAGTTAGGATGTTTGAAAAAAAGAAAAATGAATACGAAGCTGATACAGGTAAAACACTTGAAATGACTGAGGCTGAATTCATAGATCTTGCTAGACAAAATATTAAATCTCAATTAGTAGATGTTGTATTCTTAGCAACAGTATTTGTATTAATTGCTGCACTAAAAGCTAATGAGCCAGATGATGATGAGAGTGCATTAGTTAAAAATCAATATAAATTCTATATGAAAGCTGCAGATAAGTTCAAAGGAGAGCTTATGTATTTCTATGATCCTACTAGTGGTATTGATCTTATATCACAAGGGTTTTTCCCATCTGCATCACTTATAACTAATTTTGCTAAACTAGTTGGTAACTTCCGTAAAGAGATGTGGGCATTAGGTACAGGAGATGAAGAACTTGCTGATAAAACATATGTAATTAAATACTTGTTGAAGACATTTCCTTTTTCAAATCAGATGGTAGGATATCTTCCAATGTTCTATCCAGAACTTGCCAAAGACCTTGGTATAAAAGTTCAATCCAATTACGGTATAAGATAAACGCTATATTATATCAGATATTTACTATCAACGCTTTTATAATACATAATTAATATATAAATTTGCATATATGAGAACAGCTGCAATTTGCCCAACATGCGCCACATATGAAAATGCTTTATGCATCATATACAATGGCCCCTACTTAACCAATATAAATGTTAATCCTTTAGAAGATTTACAAACTATATTAGGTAAAATCAATACTAACTTAGTACCTAAAACAGGTACAACAGCACCAACTATTCCTGCTACATATTTAGGACAAACCTATTTAAATGTAGCTAAGTCTATGTTGTATTTTGCTAAAGGGATTAATACAGGAGCCACTGATTGGAGTCTTGTATTATCAGTTCCTGCTACAGGAGCACCTCAATATGCAAATAATGCAGCTGCTGTATTTGCAGGACTAAGCGTTGGTCAGGTCTACCGTACAGGAGATCTTTTAAAAATCGTTCACTAATAATACAATCCAATGAGTGTAATCTGTGCTGCTAATCCTTGCCCAATATTATTAAGTGCTTCTTGTGTATTCTACGAAGGACCTAACTTAATATGTACTGGTATAAATACTAATGAGACCCTTGAATCTGCATTAAAGAAAATTAATGATAGACTATGTTCAGGTGCTGGTGCTGATGGAACTAGTGGTACTTCTGGTACCAGTGGAACGTCAGGTACCACAGGAACTAGTGGGACTTCTGCCACATCAGGAACTTCTGGTACCACAGGTACTTCTGGAAGTGCTGGAACTAGTGGCACCTCTGGTACATCTGGTACTACAGGGACTAGTGGTACATCCGCTACATCAGGAACTGCTGGAACTTCAGGAGTGCAAGGTGATAGATATAGAACAGTCTCTACAGATTGTTTTACATTAGGTAACTCAGGAACACTTGTTGTTGATACAGGATTGTCATACACTCCTGGTCAATCAATTGTTATTGCATATAATGCATTTAATTATCAAGAATCTGTTGTTGTAACATACAATCCTCTTACAGGAGATTTAGCTTTCACTGCTCCTACATTAGTAGTTGGTGCTGGGAACTATTGTATATGGGATGTGAATCTAGATGGAGCAACAGGTGGTGATGGATCTTCTGGAACTAGTGGGACAAGTGCAACTGCTGGAACAAGCGGAACAACTGGTACTAGTGGTACAACAGGATCTAGTGGTTCTAGTGGAACTTCTGGGACTAGTGGTACAGCTGGAACTTCTGGCACATCTGGTAGTAGTGGTACAGCAGGTACTTCAGGAACTACAGGTACTAGTGGAACTGCTGGTAGTAGTGGGTCTAGTGGACTAAATGGTTCTTCAGGAGCTGCTATAGCTAACTGGTATGCAAGTTTCTCAGATAGTACAAATCAAGCTGTAATTGCAGCAAACACTCCTACAGTAATTACATACAATACAACAGAAATAGATAATGGTATCATCTTAGACTTTGGTCAACAGATTAGATATCCATATGCTGGTATATACGAAATAGGTTATTCATTACAAATAGAAAAGACAAGTGGTGGAACAGCTACTGATGTTGATATATTCTTAAGAAAGAATGGATCTGATATTATCCGTACAGATAGTATATTATCTTTAGGTAGTAACAATGGAAAACAATTACCATTTGTATCTGTTATATTAGAACTACAAGCTAATGATTATTTAGAAATTGTCTTTGCTTCTACATCTCAACATGTACAGATAACAGCTGTCCCTGCACAAACTGTTCCTTATGCTCACCCTGCAGCACCTTCTATTATTGTTGTTACAAAACAAATAGGTGTTGGTGTAGGAAGTACATCTGGTTCAAGTGGAACTAGTGCTACCTCAGGTACTACTGGTACATCAGGAACATCTGCAACATCAGGTACAAGTGCTACAAGTGGTAGTTCAGGAACCTCTGGAACCTCTGCAACAAGTGGATCTTCAGGCACATCAGGAACTGATGGAACAGGAGGTACCTCTGGTACATCTGGATCTTCAGCTACTAGTGGTAGCTCTGGAACATCAGGAACATCTGGAATAGATGGTACAAGTGGAATAGATGGATCAAACGGTACATCTGGTACATCAGCCACAAGTGGAACAAGTGGAAGTTCTGCAACTAGCGGAACTAGTGGAACAAGTGGAACTACAGGAACTTCTGGTTCATCTGGTAGTGCAGGAAGTTCAGGTACATCAGCAACTAGTGGTACTAGTGGTACTGATGGATCAGGTGGTACTAGTGGAACATCTGCTACATCTGGGACATCAGGAACAACAGGTACTAGTGGTAGTTCAGGAACATCAGGATCAAGTGGAAGCTCAGGCTCTTCTGGTACTGATGGTACAAGTGGAACTTCGGGAACAAGTGGTACTTCTGGATTACAAGGAGATAGATATGCTACAACATCTTCTACATCATTTACATTAGGAAATTCAGGAACAATAACTGTTGGAACAGGGTTAGCTTACACTGTTGCACAGTCTATCATAATAGCATTTGATGCTAACAATTACCAAGAGTGTGAAGTTATTTCATACAATCCTGGTACAGGCGTTTTAGTATTTGGTGCTCCAACTAGAACCGTAGGATCAGGCACATTCACATCTTGGAATGTAAACCTTGATGGTGCTACAGGAGGAGATGGTACTAATGGTACATCAGGAACCAGTGGTACATCAGGTACGTCTGGTATAGATGGTACAAGTGGAACCACTGGAACTAGTGGAACCACAGGTACAAGTGGATCTAGTGGAACGACAGGAACTTCAGGCACCTCTGGTTCAAGTGGAACATCTGGAACCTCTGGTTCAACAGGTACAAGTGGTTCATCAGGAAGTTCAGGTACAACTGGAACTAGTGGTACATCTGCTACTGATGGTACAGGAGGAACAAGTGGAACTAGTGGTACAAGTGGTAGCTCTGGTAGCTCAGGAACTTCTGGGAGTTCTGGATCTTCTGCATCATCTGGTTCTTCAGGTTCAAGTGGAACAGATGGTACATCAGGAACTAGCGGAAGCTCAGGAACAGCTGGTTCATCTGGCACATCTGGCACATCAGCAATAGATGGTACAAACGGAACCTCAGGTACTGCTGGTTCTAGCGGAACCTCTGGTACTTCAGGAAGTACAGGAACAAGTGGTTCTAGTGGCTCTAGTGGTTCAAGCGGTACAGCTGGTTCATCAGGTACTACAGGAACGTCTGGTTCAAGTGGAATTGATGGTACAAGTGGAAGTTCTGGTTCATCAGGAAGCTCAGGGATAAACGTAGGTTCTAGTGCAGTTATTATATTAGGTGCTGGTACATTTTCATCAGTAAGAACTGGTGTTGGTAATGCTTCTACTGGTAATTATAGTGGTTCTTTAAGTGGTAAAAATAATACATCTGGAGGTACTTGTTCACTTGTTGCTGGTGGTAGAAATAATTTAGCATCGGGTAATGATTCAACTATTGGTGGTGGTTATGGGAATACAGCTTCTGCTATTTATTCAGTTGTTGGTGGAGGTAAAAGCAATAATTCTAATTCGAATTGGGCAACAATTTCTGGAGGTCTTTCAAATGTTAGTTCCTATTTAAGTTCTGTTGGAGGAGGTCAATTAAATAATGCTTCTGGCACTTTATCAACAATTGGTGGTGGTCAATCAAATTGTGCTTCGGGTATTCGTTCAACAATAGGTGGTGGTTTAAATAATGTATCGTCTAATTATTATTCTTCAGTTGGTGGTGGTAAATGCAATACTGCTTCTGCTAGTTTTTCTACAATTAGTGGAGGGAATAATAATATTGCTTGTGCTACTCGTTCAACAGTTGGTGGGGGTGATACTAATACTGCTTCTAATGTTTATTCAACAATAAGTGGTGGTAAAAGCAACACTGCTTCTGGTCAATGTTCATTTATTGGTGGTGGTTGTGGCAACACATCATCTTGTACTTATGCCGTTGTAAGTGGTGGTAAAAGCAATACTGCTTCTGGTACTCGTTCAAGTGTTGGTGGTGGTCAATCAAATTGTGCCTCTGGTAATTCATCAACAATTAGTGGTGGTTTAAGTAATGATTCTTCTGCGATTTATTCAACAATTGGAGGTGGTTATAATAATACTTCTTCTGGTGCTTATTCAACAGTTGCTGGAGGTCGATATAATACTGCTTCTGGTACTCAATCAACAATAGGAGGTGGTTTATGTAATACTGCTTCTTGCTTTAGAGCGACAATTGGCGGTGGTCAAAACAATGCTTCATCTAGTTATTATTCATTTGTAGGTGGTGGTAAAACAAATACTGCTTCCAATAGTTATTCAAGTGTTGGCGGTGGTCAATCCAATACTGCTTCTGGTGTTCGTTCAACAATTAGTGGTGGATTTAGTAATACTTCAAGTGCTAACCTTTCTACTATTGCTGGTGGTTTATGTAATACTTCATCTGGTGCTTGTTCAAGTATAGGTGGTGGTGGTAGTAATATTGCATCAGCTACATTATCAACAATTGGTGGTGGAACTAGTAATACTGCATCTAATGCACTTTCAACAATTGGTGGTGGAAATGATAATACTGCATCGGGTGTTGGTGCAACAATTGGTGGTGGTTATACTAATTGTGCAAGTGGTGATAAATCGTTTATTGGTGGGGGATATAATAATAGTGTTTCTGGTTATATTTCAACAATTGGTGGTGGTTATAATAATTGTGCAAGTGGTACAAAATCATCAGTTTTAGGTGGAGAATGTAATATAACAAACGCAAGATATTCTACAATAGGCGGTGGTAATAGAAATATAATTCAATCTCCAACAGACGAATGTTGTTCTTTTGGTGCAACAATAGGAGGAGGTATAGGACACAACACTACTGGGGGTACGTTTAGTACAACTGATGGTTCTTTAACGGGTGCAATCACTTGTTGTAATGCTGGTAGATTATCTACAATTAGTGGTGGATTTAGAAATTGTGCAACTGGTTATTTATCAACAATTGGTGGTGGTTTTTGTAATAGAACATTTCCGTCAATAAATTATAATAATAACTATCCAAAGTTTGGACACGTTATTTCGGGTGGTAATTGTAATACAATAAATACTAACTCTTATAATGCTTATAGTAAAAGTGGTGGAGATACAATTAGCGGTGGTGGTTGCAACATAATTACATCTTTCGTTGGTTTTAATACAATTGGTGGTGGTGATTCAAATGTGATGAATAGTGCAAGTGCGTTTGCCACAATTAGTGGTGGTAATCTTAATACTGCTTCAAATTATTGGGCAACAATTGGTGGTGGTTTTTGTAATACTGCAAGTGGTAATAGTTCATCAGTTGTTGGTGGAGTTGGTAATACTGCTTATGGTGGTCGTTCAACAATTGGTGGTGGTTATTGTAATACTGCAAGCAGTGGATTTTCATTTATTGGTGGTGGACAATATAATACTGCAAGTGGTTCATCTTCAACAGTTGGAGGTGGTACAAATAATACTGCATCCGCAACTAATTCATCAGTTTTAGGTGGAGAATGTAATACCGCATCAGCAGTTAATTCATCAGTTTTAGGTGGACAATGTAATAAAACAAACGCAAAATACTCTACAATAGGCGGTGGTAATAGAAATATAATTCAATCCCCAACAAACGAATGTTGCTCTTTAGGTGTAACAATCGGTGGTGGTATAGGACATAATTCAAGTGGAGGTACATTTAACACAACAAATGGGAGATTGACTGGTGCAATTACTTGTTGTGATGCTGGTAGATTATCTTTTATTGGTGGTGGATTTAGGAATTGTGCTACGGGTGGTTGTTCAACAATTGGTGGTGGTTTATGTAATACTGCATCAGCAACTAATTCATCTGTATTAGGTGGTTGTTGTAATATAACAAACGCAAGACATTCTACAATAGGTGGTGGTAATAGAAACATAATCCAATCGCCTACTAACGAATGTTGCTCTTTTGGTGTAACAATAGGTGGAGGTATAGGACATAATACTTATGGTGGTACATTAGACATATATACGGGTGCTTTAACAGGGGCAATTACTTGTTGTGATGCTGGTAGATTATCTACAATTAGTGGTGGTTTATTAAATTGTGGTACTGGACAATATTCAACAATAGGTGGTGGTAAATATAATACTGCTTCTGGAGATACTTCAACTATTGGAGGTGGTGCAAATAATACTGCTTCTGCTAATAAACCCTCAACAATTGGAGGTGGTTCATCTAATACTGCTTCTGGTGATTTTTCAACAGTTAGTGGAGGTCGTTTTAATACTGCTTCTGGTGAAGATTCAACAATTGGTGGTGGTTATTGTAATACTGCAAGTGCTGGTAATTCAACAATTGGTGGTGGGAATAATAATATTATAAATGCCACTGGAGATAGTCGTGGTGCTGGTATATTTACTGGTCAAACTAACTGCATTACTAATTATGCACAAACTGGTACTGTAATAGTTGGGGGTAATAATAACTTAATATGCTCTTATTCTAGTGCAAATTCTTTTATTGGTGGAGGTAGCGGTAATTCGATTAGTGGATGTATTGCTACAAGAGCAGTAATTATAGGAGGTAGAAATAACAATATAGATAACCAACAATTTGCATTTATAGGAAGTGGTTTCGGTAACATTATTCAATCCACTGCTCAACCTTGTGGTTCATATTGTGCTATTCATAATACAATCGTAAGTGGGTGTTATAACTGTATTATTCAAAACCCATCATTTTGCGTTACACAAAATGCTCATAATACTATTGTAGGAGGATATTTTAATAAAATCCAATCTAATAACGGAAAAGCAACAGATAATTTTATAGGTGGTGGTAATAATAACTTAATTTGTAGTTCATCCAATCCATCACAATTTAGTTCTATTTTGGGTGGTAGATATAATACTATATGTGGATATAGCAACACACACATTATAGGTTCATTCCTTACTGCATCGGCAAGTAATACAACATTTGTTGAAGCATTATCAAAAACAAGTGGTACTTTTAGAATTAAGCACCCAGACCCTATAAAAAACAAAACGCATTACTTACAACACTCGTTTGTTGAATCGCCTACTGCTGGAGATAATATTTATAGATATGTTGTTAAAGTGGTAGATGGTTTTGCTGAAATTGAATTGCCAGATTATTTCAAATTCTTGAATGAAAACATACAAGTTTGGGTAACGCCTAAAAAGGGATTTGGTGTTGGATATGGAGAAGTAAATGCAGATTTAACAAAAGCAACTATATTTGCTAACGAGGATTTAGAGTATAATGTTCTTATCATAGGAACAAGAAAAGATAAAGATGCTATTAAAGGATGGAATGGCGTAGAAATATTACAACCTACAAAAATAAATTAATACTATGGAAAATTTCACAATTCACATATTCGGTTATGGGGAAACACAAATTAACTCAAACGAGTTTTCAGTTAAAGTAAAAACAACCGAGTTAAAAAAAGTTAAAGCATTAATAGATGCTATATGGGCTAAAAAACCAGAAGATTCAAAAGCAGAAGAAAACTATCACGTTATAAACCTTTTTGGACATAACGATATAAGATGGGTTTCTAAAGATGGTTTTGAATTATCCGAGCAAGAAGATTTACTTCCTTTGATTGATGACTTAATAGCCGAATTAAAAACGGCTTATGATTCATTACCCAAAGAAGAAGAAGTGGTTTAAAAAAAAATAAGCGAGATGTTATATTCTCGCTTTTTTTATTTATATTTGTAACAGAAAACCAAACAGTTATGAAAACTTTATTTTACAATTCTTCTTTACCTAGAAGTGGTAGTACACTTATTCAAAACATTATTGCTCAAAATCCAGACTTCTACACTACACCTACAAGTGGATTGATAGATTTAGTTATAGCATCTAAAAACAATTATAACCATTCTCAAGCATTCATTGCTCAAGACCAAAAACAAATGGAAAATGCATTTGTTGAGTTTTGTAGAAAGGGTATGCAAGGATTTTTTGAAGGATTGACTGACAAACCTTATGTAGTGGATAAGAGTAGAGAATGGGGAATTAACCATGGTCTTCTGAACATGCTATTTCCTAATCCAAAAATCATTTGTATGGTGAGGGATATACGTTGTATTTATTCCTCTATGGAAAAAAACTTTAGAAAAAATCCACACAAAGAAAATCATGTTCAAAATGCACCACAATTAGTAGGTACAACTCTTGATAAAAGAATTGACCTTTGGGCTGGAGGTGTTCCAGTTGGAATAGCTATAGATAGGTTAAAAGATATTATTCAACAGGGATTAGATAAACACATTCTATTTATTCGTTATGAAGATTTAATGAGTAATCCAGAGAATGAGATGAAACGCATTTACGAGTACTTCCAAGTTCCTTATTATGAAGGTCATGATTTTGAAAATGTAACACAACACACACATGAGAATGATACAATTCATGGAATCTATGGTGACCATGCACTAAGAAATAAGTTTGAGAAGCAACCAGATGATTATTTGGATATACTTGGATATGAACTATCAATGAATATTAGAAACCACTACAAATGGTTCTATGACTATTTTGGATATTTATAAAAACTTTGATTATGATATATTGGTTTACAGGTCAACCAGGTGCTGGTAAGACAACATTAGCAAAACAACTAAAAGATTACCTATACCCAAGTAATATTGTATTGGTAGATGGTGATGATATTAGAGATGTTTTTCAGAACAAAGATTATTCTGAAGCAGGGAGAAGAAAAAATATAGAAAAGGCACAGGACATTGCATTATTTCTAAATTCAAAAGGATTTGATGTAATAGTTTCCTTAGTATCACCATATAAAGATCAACGTGATGAATTCAAAAACAAACACAATGTATTAGAATTCTATATACATACTGATGATGTTAGAGGAAGAGAAGATTATCACGTATTAAACTATGAGGCACCTACAGAAAACTTTGTAGATGTTGATACAACAAATGTTGCAGAACAAAAATCTTTAGGAGAGATTATACATAAGATTAACGAATTTAAATCAAATGGAAAATTGGAGTAAAAAGGTTCATGTGAAATCATCATTAGAACCAAAAGAAAATCAGTATGCTATGTTTATTGGTCGCTGGCAACCATTACATGATGGACACAAAGCTATGTTTCAACAAGCACTTGACCAGGGTAAAAACCTTTTAATTTGCATTAGAGAGGGAGAGGTGAACGAAAAAAATCCTTTCACTGTTGAACAAGTAAAAGAGATGATCGAATTGGAATATATAATGTTTGTACAAGCTGGCATTATAAAGGTGATGATTATACCAGATATATGTTCAGTAGAGTTTGGTAGAGGTGTGGGTTATGATATTATAGAGCATATACCACCTACTGTTTTAGGTAACATTTCGGCAACAAAAATTAGAGAACAATTAAGAAAAGAGGGAAAATTATAATGGATATTAAAATAAGATATAATCACAATTGCACCGATGACAAAATGTTTTGGCGATTGATAATAGATGGTACTGAATTTTTGGCTTCGGATATAAAAATTAACGTGCCTACATTTACAACGAGAGATGATGTTTTTGACCCACAAAGAAATGAAATGGTAAATAAACATCACATTACTTGTAAAGCAGAATCGGTTAGTTGGAGTAATACTGGAGTAGCAGAAATAAGTTAATATGGTAAGTTATAAAAGACACATTGCAAAAGCAATTAGTTATCGAATGTTAGGTACATTCCAAACATGTTTAATCTCCTATTTCTTTACTGGAAGTTTTGTAATTGCTGGTAGTGTAGGAGCAACAGAGATAGTGTTAAAACCATTCATGTATTTTTTACATGAAAGAGCGTGGTATAATTTTTCCAATTTTGGACTAAAAGAAATAAAAAAAGATTAGTATGAATATTATATTTTCAATAGATGGAGGGCTTGGTAAATCTATAATAGCCACTGCTGTTTTAAAAGCAATTAAGAAACAATATAAAAAAGCCAACATTTTAGTTTCAACTGGTTATCCTGATGTGTTTATTAATAATCCAAATGTAAATAGGATTATTACCCATGTAAATAACTCTGGTATTTACAAGGATTTTATACAAAACAAAGATGCAAAGGTTTTTATCTCTGATCCCTATTCCACTTCAGATTACATAACTGAAAGTAAACACTTGATCCAAATATGGTGTGAGATGTTTGGGATTGAATATAATGGAGAAATGCCAGAATTATTCTTATCTAAAGCGGAGAAACAATACTTTGAACCATTCTATAGATTAGATAAACCAATACTAGCTATTCAACCTAATGGGGGTGCAATAAACCAACCTTTGAAATATAGTTGGGTGCGAGATATTCCTGCACCTATTGTAGAGCAAGTTATTGAGCATTACAAAAACGATTATTCAATAGTTCACATTAAACGTGAAGACCAAATTATCTATGAAAATACTATTGGTGCATTGGATAGTTTTAGAAGTATTGCTATCATGCTTACCATGTCAGAAAAAAGATTATTGATTGATTCATCAGCTATGCATATAGCTACAGCTTTAAACCTACCTTCAGTAGTAGCTTGGATAGGTACAAGTGAAAAAGTTTTTGGTTATGATATGCACACTAACATAATAGCAAATACACCACCAAAGGAATATGATTTAGGTCATTCATATTATCAAAGAATGCCTTTATTTGAGGATATTTCAAAGATTCCATATAATGACCTCAATGAAGTGTTTGATGTAAATGAAATCATTAAATTAATAAAAGCTCCTAATTAAGGAGCTTTTTTATTTGTTCTATCACCATGTCTGGTGTAATACTATTCTGACATTCAAACTGCCTGTCTGTTCCTTTATGTACAGGACACCAGTCCCAATCTCCTTTATCAAACTTATACTGTGGATCATTCCAACATCCATGACATACATTTGTATTCACTGGTCTATAGCATTTGAATTCATGATCTTTATCAGTGAAGTTAGCAATCATGATCACTGGCACATCTAATGCCCATGCTAACCAACTAAGTCCACTAGATAGTCCTATAAAGAATCTACTATTATATATAGTAGTCATAGTGTTAGTCATTGAGTTGTCAAGTAATCCTTGACAGTTGTCAAATGGATTCTTTTCTAATGATGTATTGAACACTTTGTATCCTTCTCCATGTAGATAGTTAATCACTTCTTGCCAAGCTTCTCTGGTCCAGAACTTACATCCTGCTGTACTATTAGTAGCTATTGAAACTTGTCTCATTCGAAGCTGTATTCTACTGTTTACAATCCTTGGCTTAATTTCTTTATAAGGAAGACCTAATATGTTTGTAGCTGTCTGCTGAAGAGGAATAGTGTTAGGAAGAACAGGTTCTTTATTCTCATTATAGAACCAACCAATCTTATACATAGCATATAGATTAGTTACATTGGTTCCTGGCTCAACAAACTCTAACATTGGATATTCTTTTTCAAATAAGAAGTTTTTGAATGTACTTACAATCACCTCACAATGGTGTGCACATCTAAACTCTTCTACATATGGCATCCAAGCTATAGTATCTCCTAGAGAAGAACTATCAAAAGCAATGTACACTCTCTTACCTTCTAGATTTAGAAGTTTATCATACACCTTCACACCATCTTTATACACCACGGTTCTCCACTGTGTATAATACTCTCTAGCAAGTTTTACCCAATGGTTACACTTTAAATTATCATGATATATTAAAGTGGGACCATCATAAAACTCTATACGAAAATCACTTTGAGATGTACCAGTTATCTCTAAGAATGGTTGTCCTACGAAATGTTGTGTTATATTATAATCATTTACATTGTTTTTGTATGGAGTAACAGACATTGCGTAGCTGTATAGTTTTTGGTGACCACTTACAAAATCACCTGATTGATTGTTATAAGGAACGTCATACACTTGCTCAGTGTTCAATAACATACCTAATTGATTCTTCATCTTGAATGGATCAAGATCTGTTATATACGGTGTAAACATATCTTTATATTGAGGAAGGTTTCTAGCTAACACAGGAAGGCCATAACCTATGGCTTCTCTTAATACTAATGGATTACATTCATTTACACTATTGAATAAGAATGCATCTGCAGCTTTCATAAACACATCAACATCTGTTCTCTCTCCCCATATAGTTACATTATCTGGAACATCTTTCATCAATGGTTCCCAGTAGTCTTTGAAGTTACCTGCTTGGTTACCTATGAAATGGAATTCTACATTAGGAAGCTTTCTAGCTAGTGCTAGTCCTTCTCCTTGGTTCTTTCCTTGAGTCCATAGTCCTACATTAATCACATGTTTCTTACCACTATCCATTCCTAACTCAAATTTAGCTTGTAGTTTTTCTGCAGCTGATGGTATTTGTGGATCAATAGGAAACTGTATAACCTCTTTATACCCAGATACATTAAATGTATCTAAGTGATGTGGTGTACAGAATGCATATGCATCTGGTGTGTATAATTTTTCAATAGTTGGTTTGAAAGAAACATCATGACACGTTTCTATTATTCTATAAGTTCTGTTGTTGTTATATAATTTAGAGATCATTGCTCTATCCATTCTCTCAGACATCTCATCTAAATGTATAATGTCTGGTTTAAATTGGTCTATAACCGTAAAAAGTTCCATCTTGTCTTCATATAATGTGTGTACAGGCACAAGATCCATGATCTGGTTTCTCTGTACAACAAAGTCTAAGCTATGACATTGATACTCCACTACACAGATGTCTGCAATATTAAACTGCTTCAACAACTGTATTCTCTTAAGAAGAAACTGAGGCATACCACCTGTTGACAGGTGAGGAGCAAGGAACATTATTCTCATAGGTTTAGACATTTTAGATATTAGTTTAGACATTGCTACAGGATCTTTCTCTCCATGTAAGAAGAACAGTTGATCTTCACTGGCTGGTAACTTAAACCATGATTCCATGTACTTACCCCAATTGTTTTCTTCATATATCTTATTAAACTTATCAAGACTAGCATTAGTGTATATATAAGGAAGACCATCTAAGAACTTATGTTTCCATAACAGAACATTAACTATTGTCTCTTCGTGATAGGGAGCATAGTATTGTGGGTTCTTTAACACCTCTGGGTGATTACACATCCAACTCCACTCATCTAAGAATGGTATAGTGTTCTGACCAGCTACAAAATAACCAGTTTGTCTATACTTATCTCTGATAGATTGATCTACACCAAACAATTCACACGCTGGAGCTTCAAGACTCTTATGTAAGTTCTCTCTTCCAATTACAATACCTCTACCATTGATCAATAGATAATCATATATACCTTCTGTGAAATATGGAAACTCAGAACTTGTAGGATAGTAGTTGAATATTCTATCTACATACTTAGTAGCTATGGAATCAGAATCTACATAACATATAGTCTTAGCAAATCTTTCGAGAGCATCCTTAACTATAAGAGGTCTTTGAATCAACAACTTGTATACATCACTCTTGTTTCTATCTATGTAAGATTCTTTTGGTAAGTCTTCAACATCACACTTCCACCATACAGTGTATGCACCAGGCACCTCTCTATAATCATCTAGCATATATACTAACACAGGAATATCACTCACTTTATTAATACTCTCTACAGCCATACAAACAACATCATAATAAGATGCGTTTGCATATAATACGTACATTTTTTCTTCTTTTACGAGTGAATGCATATAGTAGCCATAGTATTCATTCCTGTATATACAACTAAGATCAGGATATCTTTCACCCATCATCTCATGTGTAAGGTCTGGTTGGTAATGAGTCTCATGAATGTTACCTTCATGTTCTCCTTGTTCCATTTCATATGGGATGGCTACCAAACATTCTTTCTTGGCACTTACAATATCTCTGATTAATTCTTTTGCATAGTTTGTAGGGATATGTTCTAAGACATCTCCTAGAATGATGAAGTCATAATCACTAATATCAAATGTAATAATACTTCCTACGTAAACATTGTCATACTTCTCTCTAAGATTATACTTCTCTATGTAAGGTTCATAGATTTCTACAGCATCTATTCTATATCCTGATGAACGCAACAACTCTGAATAGGTTCCTATTCCTGGACCCACATCTAGTATTCTTTTACTGGTTGGAACATTGTTAAGAAACCACTCTTTCACTTCATCTTTGAAGTAGGTAAAACTGTAAGGCATAGTGCGTTGATTTTTAAAAATCAAAGGTAGGAAAAATATATTTATATTATGCTATATTATGCTGGAAATATGTTTTACCTATTTCGTTATTCCAAATATAAATTTTATATTTGCTTGATATATAATGGTATAATCATTGCATCGTTGCATCTATGCATGCGTGTGCTATACTAATCCCTTAACCCATATGGAAAACGCATTTGAATCACAAGTTGAAAAAGAATTAAAAAGCATGGACCAACGACTATATGATCTAGAGGAGAAAATGACTTCAATAGACACTAAGCTAACACAAGTAGTGGATGCAATATTAGGAAATGCTCTTACTAAAACAGGAGGATTTGTTAAGGACATTGATGATCTAAAAATAAAAATAAAAGAATTAGAAGATAAACTTCAGAAACAAGAGGAGTTTAAAAAGAAATTCACATGGACAATTGGTATAGTTTTGGCACTAGCAGCAATATTACAATACGTTGCTAATATATTGTCCAAAATTAACTAATGAATCATGATAAGTTTAGAAGAGTTTATTCCAAAGTTTTTAAAAGGCGGTTGGATAGTAGCCTTAATTGGTGCATCTGGTATGATTGCTAGATTGGTTGTATCTGAAGAAGATACACCGATGAATCAAGTGATACGTAACATAGCTGCAGCAATGATTGCTTCATCTATATCCTGGTTCATAATGGAACAGTTTGAGATGAATTCAATGTTGAAAGCTATCATTTATGGGATGGTGGGATTGAATTCTCCAGAACTTTTAAAAGGCATAACTAAAATATCAGGATCTTTTTCAGACGATCCTACAAACTTTATAGCAAACGCTAGACAGGGGAAGGTAACACATAGAAAAACTCCTGTAAAGCGTAAACCAACCACAAGAAGAAAGTAATGAACAAGAACACTCCAATGATCTTATTAACTCTCATCATGATTAGTGTAGCTATTTATGGTAAATGGGTTGATGGAAAAATACATGAGACTTCTGAAACATTAATTAAAAACAATCTAGAGCCTCAACCATGGCTGTCTAAATCATTTGACTACTATGGTACACCTATTCAGTCAAACTTTACAGGAACATTTAATCCTGAGAAGGTGAAAGATAACTTGAAAGATATCAAACAGTGGAAAGTTACTCGTGATTCTGTATGGGGAGCTTACTTGAAATGTGAGATGAGTCCTGAAGAACAAAAGATTGTAGACAAAGTTAATGATGAGATTAAAGAAGCAGATGATGTAATTGATGAACTAATAGAGAATGTTGAGGACAATAAAAACCTTGCTGAAACAGATTCTCTAATTAAGTCTGGTGAGATAGATGATCTTATCAATCCTATAATGGATGATACAAATGCTCTTATAGATTTACAGAGCTCAGAAGGATCAACACTTGTACATGAGATACAAGATCTACTTAAGACGTTCTCAAACTTTATGATTGCTGTATTAGCTTTAGCATTTATTCTACTTGCTAATGTTATAATGAAATTCATTAAAGATAAGAAGGAAGCTGTTAAGAAACCTGTAAGAAGGACTCCAGTTAAAAGAAAACCTCCAGTTAGAAGAACAACCCCTAAAAAATAATATTATGAGCTTTTGGAAAGAACTAGTAAGTGATGAATCAAATAGAGTTTCATCAAAACGTGTAGCAGGACTTTTATGTGTTGTAGCACTTGTAGCATCATTAATAGCTAATACATTTAGCCATGAATCAATTAAGCCTTCAGACATTCTTGTAGAGTCTGTAGCTTTGTTTGCATTCGGTGCATTGGGACTTACATCAATTGATAAATACACTAAAAACAAACAATAATGCAATTATCAGAAAACCTATCGTTAGCAGAAGTAATTAGATCAGAAACTGCTAAAAGAAAAGGAGTTAGTAACATGCCTACTCCAGAACACATTGAAAACTTTAAGAAGTTAGCTGAGAACATATTCCAACCTATCAGAAAACACTTCGGTAAACCAATTCATATTTCTTCTGGTTATAGAAGTGCTGCTTTAAACAAAGCAATTGGTGGAGCAGCTTCTTCACAACATTGTACAGGTGAAGCTATTGATATCGATATGGATGGTACAGCTATTACAAACGCACAGATATTCAACTACATCAAAGATAACTTAAACTTTGATCAGTTGATCTGGGAATTTGGAACAGCATCTAATCCTGATTGGGTTCATGTATCATATGAGTCTACAGGTAAACAGAGAAAACAAATCCTTAAAGCTTTAAAAGTTAACGGTAAAACTAGCTATGCTCCATATAAGTAATTTTATAAGACAGCAATGGCTAGGATCCATTCTAATAGTGTTCTTCTTTCTATTCCTTCTTTATGGAATAGAAAAGAAGAATGACTTACTTGCAGAAAAACAACGTCTTGAGAAAGAGATTGAAGTGTTAGAACAAAAAGAAGAATCACACTGGCACTCTCTTGACAGTTTAAAATCTCACAAAGACGTAATTATAGAAAGACAAAAAACATTAATACAATTAGAACATGACACAATTAAAGTTATTGATACTATTGCTTTTAGTAAGCTTCAAGAGTTTTTCACAGCAAGATACTATCAAAAAGATAGTATTAAATGAGAAGGTAGCTAGAGAAGTGGTTAAGGATCTTGTTAAAGGAGATCTTTGCAAACAACATCTATTACTAAAAGAAGAAGAGATTAAGAACCTACAAGAGCAGAATGATGAGCTTGTAGAAATCATCAAGATAAAAGACAGCATTCTTTCTAAGAAAGATGAAATCATCACTGTTCAAGATAAAGCAATAGGATGGTGGAAGAAACCTGAGCTTCATGGATACCTAGGAGTTCAAACTTTAAATGCTACATTAATTGATCCTTACATATATGGAACTTTACTATTAGAGTTTTCAAAAATTAGTATAGGAGCACAATACTTTGTACAACCAAACAATCCATCAGGGTATGGATTCATTGTAGAATATAACTTATTTTAAATCATGCCAAAACAAACCAACACTTCAGAAAAACAGGTAAAATCTAAAGTGAACAGACCTGGAATTCACGCTAAATCTAAAACATCTTCTCTAAAAAGTTCTAAGAATTATAAGAAACTTTATAGAGGACAAGGTAAATAACTAATTTAGTTATTTTAATTTAGTGAAAACCACTTATTTATAGTGAAAATCACTTACTTTTGTATAACAAATAAAATTTAACATCATGGCTATACCATCTAGACAGATAGGCTGGGGTACAACAGACAACCTATTGTGGCAAATCTCTAAACAGTTAGAGTTACTTATTAAAGTGACTGCTGCTGGTAATACGTACACTACAAC